CAACTGCAAAAAATGCAAAATGGAAAACAGAATTTTGGAACAAACTTAGTTCATCAACTTCCTCTTCTACTGCATCTACTTCAAAACCATCATCTTCCTCAACAACATCAACAATAAATAAAACTGCACAATGGACTGGCGTTGTCACAGCGTCTTCATTAAACGTAAGAACTTGGGCTGGCGCTGAAAATCCTACAGTTGTATTTAGTCCACTGAGTAGAAATAGCAAAGTTGAAGTTTGTGATTCTAAGAAAGCATCTGATGGAAGTACATGGTATTATATTAAGTACAATGGTAAATATGGATTTGTTCACTCTAGCTACATTAAAAAAGAAGAAGTTGTTAAATATAAGACTACTGCAAATCTTAATTTAAGAAGCGCAGCTGGTGTAATTAATAAAAACAACGTGTTATGCGTAATTCCAAAAGGCTCAACTGTTACATATAAAAATAAATATTCAACAGTAAATGGAGTTAAATGGTATTATGTAACATACAATGGCAAAACTGGATATGCATCTGGTAGCTATTTAAAAAAAGTGTAACTATTAACATTATATAGCCAAGAGAGTTTAATCACACTCTCTTGGTTTATCAAGGCATCACACTGCATTGAGATGCCTTTATAATAATGAAAGGATTGGGTGCTAGTGTGAAATGGGTGATTTAAAACAATTGACACAAATAGACTGGTGGTATGTATTTATTGCTGTACTCCTTCTTCTCATTTGTATTAAAACTGTGTGGTCATTATTTGACTGGTTTGTTTTTGATAAGCTTGGCATTGAAACAAGAAGAATGAAACAAAGACGGCAAGAAAGCGAGTTGTTAAAGACTACCGCAGAGTTAGCAAAAGCTACTGCTGAAAGTCTTGATGAATTACGAGCACGACATGCAAAAGATGAAGAAGAATTTAGAGTAAATTTAAATACTTATATGAAAGAAAGCAGAGAAGACAGAAAGGCTATTCATGACGAAATGACAAAGTTTAATGAAAATCGTGCCAACGATAGACAGGTTTCAATTGAAAGAGAAAAACGTCTGAATAATCGCATTACTGAAAGCAATGAACACAGAGATAAAATTATTGATAGTATAAGTGATTCTCTACATAAGCTAACCAATATGTTTGTTGACAAAGAAGTCGATGATATGAGGTGGGAAATTTTGAATTTCTGTTCTGCGTTGACATCTGGAAGAAAATATAATAAAGAGTCTTTTGACCATGTAATTCAGATACATGAAAAATACGAAAAGGTTCTTAGTGAGCACAACATGGAAAATGGTCGTGTAACAGCTTCTATGGAAGTAATTATGGAAGTCTATAAAGACAAGTTAAAAAACGGATTTGAATAAAATAGCAATTTTAAGTGTATTGTTAGGTGGTGATAAAGATGGCTTTAAATATTATTAAAAATATAAATATTGACTTTTACGATGATAAATATACTTTAATTAATGCTAAACAATATGACGGCAATTCAAGATATGTTACTATTACTTGCTATAATCAAGGAAAGATATTTAATTTAAATCCTAGCAAGCACACTGCATATGTTAGATATAAAAAATCAGATGGTCATACAATTTTTGATTTCTGTACGATAACTCCAAAGGGTCAAATTGAAATGGAATTAACAGAACAAATGCTTGCTTCAAGTGGTGTTTGTGACGTTGACTTAGTAGTTATACATAAAGGGAATGCCGTTGTAAATGTTGATACTGGTGAAATTATCACAATAGATGACTCATCAATTATATCAACTATGTTATTTAGAGTATATGTATACGAACCTGCGATTGATAACACATTGGTTGAATCTTCAGATGAATATAATGGTCTTAATGATTTATTGACAAGAGCTGAAGCAGATTATAAAGCTGTAATTGAAGCTTCTGAACATCATGCGTTAATGTCTGAGTCTTGGGCTATTGGTGGTACTGGTATTGAGGGTAGAGCTGATGAAGATACAAATAACTCAGAATACCATAGTCAGATGTCTAAATCATGGGCTGTAGGACATACAGAAGATGATGTTAGAAGTGGAGAAGATACTGATAATGCTCAATGGTATAGCGGTCAGTCTGAGTCTTGGGCTATAGGTGGGACTGGCAATAGAGATGGTGAAGATATTAATAATGCTCAGTGGTTTAGTAGTCAATCAGAATCTTGGGCTGTTGGTGACACTGGGAACAGAGATGGCGAAGATACGGATAATGCTCAGTATTATTCTCAAATGTCTAAATCTTATGCAATGGGTGGAACTGGTATTGATGCAAGAAAAGAAGAAGATGTTGATAATGCTGAATATTACTCTAGATTAGCAAAGTCATATACAATGGGTAGCTTTGATGGAAGTACTGAAACGAGAGACGATGAAGGTACTGAAAATGCAAAAACCTATATGGAAACTGCAAAATCTCACATGGACGATGCTAAGGAGCATATGGACAACGCAAAATCTCACATGGATGATGCTAAGGAGTATATGAATAACGCAAAGATTAGTGAAACTAATGCAAAGGCAAGTGAAGATGCATCTGCGTTAAGTGAAACTAATGCAAAGGCAAGTGAAGATGCATCTGCGTTAAGTGAAGCCAATGCGAGTTTGAGTGAAACAAACGCATTAAATAGCGCTAACAAAGCTCAATCATATACTGTTGGTGGTACTGGTACTAGAGTTGGCGAAGATACAGATAATGCTAGTTGGTATTATAACGAAATGAAAGATATGTTTAATGGTTTAAATATTGTATTTGTGCCAAAGGGAACTATATCTTTTGATGAATTGGCAACTGCAAAAGAAACTGCTGTGGCTGGTTATGTATACAATATCAAAGATGATTTTGTTACAGATGAAACATTTAGAGAAGGTGCTGGCATGACATATACTGCTGGTACTAATATATATTATACAATTGATGGTGCGTGGGATTGTTTTGGTGGCTCTGCCTCCCCTACTGCTACTGTTGATGAAGTAAAAGAATATTTAGGAATTTAAGTGAGGTGAGATAAATGTACGTGATATTAATTAATGATGATAACTCAATGTATGGTTCACATAAAGAGAGAATTATGCAGAGAAGCAAATGTGTTGACAATTTAGTTTTTGTAGTAAATTCTAATTATAAAGGCAATGATATGTCTGAAGCTTCTGTTGTGTTGGAATATATTCTTCCAGTATCTCGTGAATATCGAACTGAATATCTCACTCTCTCAGATGAAAGATATAAAGATTGTTTTTTACAGTATAAGCTTCCTTTTGATACTAAGCTTACAAAAGAAGCTGGGAAAATTGAATTACAATTAACTTTCGCCTATACTGGATTGGACGAAAATGGAAATGGAATTCAGATAGTTAGAAAGACTTCTCCTACTACTATAGATATTATTCCAATATCTGCATGGTCTGATATTATACCAGATTCTGCACTTTCCGCTCTTGACCAGAGAATTCTTAAACAAGATGCACAGATTAGAGCATTAGAAGAATTAGCAAATGTAATTGATGCTGGTTCAGTTGTTGATAATCTTATTTATGATTCTGTTGAAGATACTCTTCAGCTTTCTGCAAAAGGCGTTGGAGTTGGAAATAAAGTTTCTGTTAGAGATATGTTAGATGAGGGAATTCCAGTAGTAGAATTAGATTCTAATTCTGATGGTTCAGAAAACGAGCCAGAAGACGATAATCATGAAAATGATTGTGGATGTGAAAACAACAATGTTGTTGAATTTTAATTTATATGATTAGAGGACGATAAACTCGTCCTCTTTTATTATGAAAGGAGGACATGAATTGAGTTTATCATTTAAAGATTCTTTAAAAAATAATATTGAAAAAACTGTAGCAAAACCATTAAAGTTAGCTGCTACAATGAACATAGATGAACCAAGTGTTGAAAATGTTGGAATTATGACACTTGAAGAAACTCCTAGTGTTGCTGCTTATTCTGGCGATGGTGGAAATTGGCAACAGCACAATAAATATGTATATTATTCTGTTTTTAATGACAATAATGTTTCAACTATTAGTGATAAAAAAGAAATAAAATTAGATGGAAATCAGTTCAATATCACTCAAGAAGAAAATTCTCAGTATATACCGTTTGAAATGAATAGAAAATATGATGGCTATGATTTAACAAAAGCGGATATTACTATTCATTATACAACTGCAAATGGAAGACATCAGCCTGTTAGACCAGTAAATGTAACTTATAATAATGATAAGATTAGATTTGGATGGCTTGTTGATGCAAATGCTACGGTTGATGTTGGTACACTTGAATTTGAGATTCATGCTGACGGTATTGTAACTGGTAGCGATAATGTTCCAAGAGCTTATACATGGAAAACTAAACGCAATAAAGAGTTGTATGTTTACGAATCTATGTGTGATTGCGAGGGTGTAATCAATGACATTGATAATAGTTGGTTGCAAGAGCTTGTAACAGATTTAGCTGAAAGCATTGCAGAAGAAGTTAAAAAAGTAGAAGTTGGAAGCTTAGTTACTCAGGCTGAAGACGCTGCTGATAGAGCAGAGACTGCTGCTAAAAATGCAGAAACTACTGCTACAACTATTGTTGAAAATGCTTTAGAAGATTATAGCACAACATCAGAAATGCAATCATATGTTAATCAGCAGATTGCAGATGCTGATATCGAGGGCAAACTGACTGCTTATGCAAAAACAACAGAAGTTAAAGCTTTGGTTGGTAATATTGGCGAAGCCGAAAATCTTGTTGATTATATTGATACAGCTGTTGATTCTGTTGATGTTTCAGAACAGTTAAAAGATTATGCTCTTTCAGATGACGTTAATAAGTCTATTGAAAATATTAATAAGAATTTAACTGATAATTATTATACAATTGCAGATTCTGACTTGAAACTTGTAACTACTCTTGAAGATGGCGAATACGCTACTAAGACAGATGTTGCAAATGCTATTGCGGCAGAAGATATTACTGCAAAATTAGGTAATTATTATACAAAAGATGAAACATATAATAAGTCAGAAATTGATGAAGCCATTAAAAACGTTGAGGTTGATTTAACTGGATATGCTACTGAAACTTTTGTAACAGATAAAACAAATCCTTTGGAAAGTTCAGTTAAAACAAATAAAGAAAATATTTCTTCTTTAAGCGAAACGCTTGGAGAATTGCAAGAAAGCGTTAATGCGATAGATACTTCTCCACGTATTACATATGATGTTGTTTATAATGATGCAGAAGACCCAGATGTTGGTGAAAATGTATTTGTATTTTATGAAATTGAAAACGAGGGTAAAGAGGGAGAAAAGAAAGAAGCTAAAAAGAAATTCACTATTACTGGTGGTTCTGGTGGCGGTTCTGGTAGCTCTCTTAAAATTTCATATGTAACAACATCTCCAGTTATAGCAACAGTAAATGATAAAATGTTGATTACTTATAACTTCTCTGGAATTGATTCATCTGGTGACGTTATAACAGAGGGTAATTATACATGGAAAATTGGTTCAAAAATTATTGCGTCTGGTATCGCCACAAATGGAGATAATACTTTTGATGTGACCGATTTTGCAACTACTACAAGTCAGAAGTTTGTATTAACAATTACAGACGATGCTGGAAGCTTGGTTACAAAGTCTTGGACTGTACAAAAAGTAGACGTAAGATTAGAATCTAATTTTAATGATGCTTATAAATATAATGGAAATGTATCTTTTAATTACACTCCTTATGGTGCAATTGAAAAAGATATTCACTTTATTTTAGATGGGGAAGAATTAGGAGTGGTAAAAACTTCGACTTCTGGTATTCCTACATCATATATGCTTCCATCTCAAACACATGGAAGTCATTTATTAGAAGTATATATGACGGCTACTATTAACAATACGTTAGTAGAATCTAATCATATATACAAAGATATTATTTGGTTTGATGACAATACTTCTATTCCAGTTATTGGATGTGCCACAACTACAATTGATGCGATTCAGTATAATACTATAAATATTAAATACGCTGTGCACGACCCTAGAACAGAAACTCCAGAGGTGACATGGCGTATTGGAGAAAACGTATTAAGTGTAGAAACATTAACAGAAAAAGATGAATATGGTTATTATACATATTCATATAAAGCAAATAGCGAGGGAACATTTGTATTTACTATTACTTGCGGAGAAGCAGAACCAAAAGTAATTACAATGAATGTCGAAAAATTAAGTATTGATATTGAGCCAGTAACTGCTGGATTGGCATTTGATTTTGACCCAAACCCTACTGACTATTCTAATAGTTCAGCAAATAGATTATGGTCTGACAAAAATACTGGTGTAAATATGACTGTTTCTGACAACTTTGACTGGGTTAATGGTGGATATCAAATTGATGAGAATGGCGATAAGTATTTTTGCGTAAAAGCTGGTACTACTGCTACAATCAATTATAACTTATTTGGCGATGACCCTAAAAAAGATGGTAAAGAATTTAAAGTCATCTTTAGAACTAAAAATATTAGAAAGCGTGACACTTCTTTCTTAACTTGTATGAATGCAAATATTGGTTTAGATATGAAGATTGAACATGCTACTATCTATGAAAGTGGTGGCTCATTAAAATCAAATTATTGCGAAGACACAATCGTTGAATATGAATTTAATATAAATAAGTATACAGATATGATGATAGTTATGTCATATGAAGATGGTACTCCTAGTAAGCCTTATGAATATACTGAAACATCATCATTCAAACAGTCTACAGCACAGCCTATTACAATTGGTAGCGATGATTGTGATGTATATATTTATAGAATGAAAGCATATTCAAATTCATTAACAGATACAGATATTAAAAACAACTTTATTGCCGATGCAAGAAACGCTAGTGAAATGATTACTAGATATAATAGAAATAACATCTATAATGAAAATGGTAGTTTAGTATCTACTTCGGCAGTTGGTGATTTTAATGTTGATGCTTTAATGAAAGCTGCCCCAGATTTAAGATATATCTTTATTGAAGTTCCATATTTTACATGGGATAAAGATATAAAGATTGACGATTGTAAAGTTTATTTTAGATATCCTAATGGTACTAGACCACACGATAATTGGGATTGTACTGGCGTAAGACACAGAGGTCAGGGTACTTCAAGTAACTTGTATGGTTATTCAGGAAGAAATATCGACCTTTGTATGGACAGAGATGAATCTTTGTTTACGTGGACTGATACGGATGAAAATGGAAAACCTATTACCGTTGAATCTTCTACTATTACTTTAACAGATACATCAGTTCCTACTGATTATTTAAACATCAAAGTAAATATTGCATCTTCTGAAAATGCAAATAATGCTGGCATGGCTAAAAGATTTAATGAATATCAGCCTTTCTTACGTTATGCAAGAAAGAAAGATAGTAGGGTTAAGGACACTATGGAGTTCCACAACTGTGTTGTATTTATTAGAGAAACTAGTACAGATGTAAAACATACAGAGTTTAATGACAGCAATTGGCACTTCTATGCAATTGGTAACGTTGGCGACTCTAAGAAAACAGATGATACTCGTGTTAATAATAAAAAAGACCCAAAAGAACATGTAGTTGAAATTACAGACGCAGATAAACCATTATCGGCTTTTCCAACTGGAAAAGATGGTCATGCAGTATGTCCAATTAACGAATGGACAACTGGTAACACAGCTTATGATGTATTATATTCTAATGAATATGTATATGATGAAGAGGGAGAATTTAAGTCATTTGGTGGAAAGACATATGAATTTAGATATGAAATGAAAAATATTACAGAAGAACAACGTCAGGTTAATATTGATACATGGAGAGATTTATATAAATTTATTGTTACTTCTACTGATGAAGAATTCTATGCTCATTTAAAAGACTATTTTGTTGTGGATTCTGCATTGTACTTTTATCTGTTTACAGAAAGATATACTATGGTAGATAACCGTGCAAAGAACTCATTCTGGCATTATGGAAAAGTATATATTTCAAACGAAGAAGCTGCCGCTCTTGGAGAAACAGAAGCTAGTTATTACATTATTGACGATGAAGCGGCTTCAATCAATAATGGGTATCGTTATGACCTTACATTTGGTTATGACTTTGATACTTGCTTAGGTATTGACAATACTGGTGATTATGTATTCTCATACGGAAAAGAAGATACAGATTATTATGTTGATGGAGACCCAACATCTGACTATGTATTCAGAGTTGCAGACAGTGTATTCTTCTGTAGACTTCGTGATTTATTCCCAGCAGAAATGCAGTCTATGTTCAAAAACAGAGAAGATAAGAATGCATGGAGTTCTGATTCTCTTATTTCACAGTGGGATAATTCTCAAGCTCAATTTCCAGAAGAACTTTGGAGATTGGACTATGAAAGAAAATATTATAGAACTTACTTAGGATTATCTATCGATAATAGCATAACAACTGCCGATGATAGAATGGCTAGAGGCATAGATAAAACATTCCTTATTGGTAAATTCTTTGGTCGTAAAAAATATGCAAGAAGAGCATTTGAAATTAATCAGGAAATGTATTTTGCTACAAAATACTTTGGAAATAAAGCTCTTGCTGATAGATTCTGGGTTAGAGGTAATGTGCCTATTGGCGGAAGTATAAAACCAAATTACTCTCTTACATTAGTTCCTTATTCTGATATGTATGTATGTGTACAGTATACTAGTACTGGTACTCCAATTCATAAAAAAGCGAAAGCTGGAGAAACAGTATACTTTGAAAGTGACGCAGAAAGAATGGACTTTATTTATGTGTATGGCGCAAGCTTCATTCAGGAAGTAGGAGACTTATCAAGATGCTTCATTGGAGACAACAACTTTTCTAGTGCTATTCGTTTACAAAAACTTGTAATTGGTAGTACAGATGACGGTTATGAAAATACATTTATGAACGAGGTTCTTGTTGAAAACAATCCTCTTTTAGAGTACTTAGACCTTAGAAATGTTTCTGGTATTAACACTGTTGTCAATGTAAGTTCATGTAGTAATTTGAAAGAATTATATGCAGAGGGCACTAATGCATCTGGTGTGATTTTTGCAAATGGTGGATTATTACACACTGCTCACCTTCCAAAGATTAATTCTTTAGTAATGAAGAATTTAAATTATATAACAGATGAAGGTTTTGTAGTTGATGGATATGATAATTTACAGACTTTAATTATTGAAAATACACCTAATATTAATACTTATAATGTTGTTGATAATTCCCCTATTCTTAATACAGTTAGATTAATTGGTTTGAATTGGGATTCAACATATCAGATTAAAGATGCTTCAATTTTCGACAGATTGATTACTATGGGCGGTAGAGATTCATCTGGTATCCTTGACACAGATATGTCTGTATTAGCTGGTAACGCTCATGTTGCTGTGTTAAAACAGAAACAGCAGAGCGATTATGACAAGGCTTGGTCTGATTTGGACATTACTTGTAACACTTTAATTTTACAGTTCCCAGTTACATTTGTTAATGAAGATGGAACTGTATTAGATGTTCAGTATATTGATGAGGGTGGATTTGCTGTAGACCCAATAACAAGAGATATAAATCCTATTGACGTTCCTACAAAAGAAAGCTCAATAAGTACAAATTATACTTTTGATAGTTGGGATACTGACTTTAAAAAGATGCCTATCTTTGAACCGTTAACAATCACTGCAACATATTCTGAATCTATCAGACAATATGGTATTCAGTATAGAGCTATGGGTAAACCATTAAAAGGATACGAAACACCAGTTGTTGGTAACTATGGTGATAACATCCCTTATGTTGGTTCTACACCAACTTATACAGACGAAGAACCTGCATATAAATATTATTTGTTTAATAGATGGAATAAGAGTGGAATCTTAAATGGTGATTTTAATGATGATGACGTTAAAATTGTAGATGCTATATTTGATGATTTCAAATATACATCTAGTGCGTTTAATAACGTAGAACTTTCTGAATTAAAACCAGTTCAAATTTATGCGATGAATAAACTTGGAATTGCCGAAAGCATTATCACAGACGGAGACCCATATTCATTTGTTATCGGAAATGATGTTAACTATGATGATATTGAATCAAAATTATTGATATCAGAAAAGACTTATTTTGACGGAACAAATTACATTGATACTGGAATTCGTTTATTTGAAGAAGATAAAGATTTTGTTCTCGCAATCGATTATGAATTCTTAGATGGTACTGCATCAGATTCAGTATTAGCTGAATGCTTCCAGACAAATGGAAGCAACGGATTTAAACTTTCATATAATAGTGGTGCAAAGTTTACTTGGGGAACAGCTACTGATAGTAATAACGTTGGTGAAATTGGTAAGCGTGAAATTATAGTTATCAGACATAAGAAAGGCGATAACAATTTAACTATTTATAAGTCTAATCTTGATAATAATAATGTTTTAACTAACGAATTGTCTAGAAACAAGATTACAACTGGTTCATGTTCTTTAATATTTGGAGCTTCCAACCCAGAAGATGGATATTATGAAAACAACGCTGTTGGTAATATTCACTGGGCAAAAATTTGGTATGCTGATTTAGGAAATGACATTTGTAAAGATTTAGCTATGTGGACACATGAGTCTATTACTTTGCAAGCTTGTGGATTTAGAAAGTATTTCTTATCAGATAATCCATCTAAGAGATGTTCATTTAGCTTATTGGCTTCACACTTATTAGGAAGAACAAAATTATGGAATGCTTCCAATGTTAATGATGGCGGTTGGGCTACATCAGCATTAAATACATCTTTAAATGGTAGATTATATAATGCTATGCCAACACAGATTAAGTTGTTAATGAAGCAAGTTATTGTTTATTCAAATGACGGTATCACAAATACATCTGTGACTCCTAACAAGTATTATACAGAAGTAACACCTTCTAATTGTTATATTACTGTGCCATCTGTTATAGAAGTTGATTCTTCTCAAAATATTGAACCATATAATAGTGAAGGTACACCTATTTCATATATGAGCAGGGATGAGTATAGAAAGCGTGCGTTTGATGGTGGAAATTATCATGCTTATTGGCTTCGCTCACCTAATGCAAATTATGCAAACTGGGTATGGCGTGTGGATGAGACTGGTAAGGCGCAAGGAATTAGTCAGCCAAATGTTATTAATGGTTATGGCGTATTAATTCAAATATCATTTTAATATGTGAGGGTGTGGGTCTTCCCCACCCTCTTTTTGTGAGGTAAGAAAATATGTTTTACAAAGTTATTAAAGATAATAAAGTTATAGATGTGCTCGACCAATTAATTTACTTGAAATATCAACCTAAGCATAAAATCATGGTTTTAAGTGATGAGAATGAAGCACAAGCTATACTTTCTTCTGACGGAAATACCGTTTGGCATGAACGCACTTTATATAATATACCTACTTCAGAAATGCATTTTGAAACAGTGGATTTGATTGAAATCGATGAACATGAATACAAAAAGTTAAAAACATTAAATCTGTCCACACCAGAAGAAATAATCGATGAAGTGATTTTATATCTTATTAACAATGGTATTATTTAAAAGGTGGTGTAATCATGGGAATTAGTATTTTTGCGGAAGCCGTTAGACGCTTATATATTAACGGAAAAATTGAAAAAGAAAAAATTATGGAATTTCGTGTAGATGGTAAATTAACTATCGAAGAAATGAATTATATTTTAGATGCCCATTAGGGACTCTAATACTCCATTAGAGTTTTATATATAAAAATTTTATAAAGGAGGAAAAGAACATGGCTATGAAAGCAAAACATGCATTTGGTAGCAGCGCTGGATTAGAATCTGCTATTCAGTCTGGTAGATTAGATAGTTTTGACATCTTGTTTTTAGATGGCGATACTGATAATCCTAAAATTGGTTGGATTGATAAAAATGGCAATCCAGTAATTCTCAGAGAAGAAGATGAAGTTGTTATTGTTAATGGTGAATCTCTTCCTGAGGCTGGTGAGTCAGGAAAGATTTATGTTCATGGTTCAGACGCTTATGTTTGGAATGGCAATGAGTTCGTAAACCTGTGCAAACCTACGGATGTATCTGCACTGGAAGAAAAAATTGCTACTAAGGTTACAGCAGAAGAAGTTAAGACAATGATTAAGGAGTCTGAAGATTCTCTGGTTGAAATCGTAGAATTCTAAAGCAAAGGTGGTGAATATAAAACATGAATAATAATTTACAAACATTGATTGACAATGCCATTGAGAATACTGTTATTAAATTAACAAGTGATATTGTAGTAGCAGAAACTGTAATAGTGTCAAAAAATATTACTATTGATTTAAATGGTTGTACAATTAAGAACACAGAAGACATTTGGAATACAAATGAAAAAAAATGGTCTTTAATTTCTGTTCGCAATAATGGTATTTTAACATTGTTAGACAGTAGCGATGCTGGTACTGGTACTTTGTTTGCTAAAGAAAATGATTGCTATGCCGTTGATGTTTGTGACGGTGGTATGTTAATTGTTGAAAGTGGTACTTATATTGGTAACATTTCTTCTATTTATGTTCATACTGGTACTGCATATATTAATGGCGGTTATTACAAAGTTCAACAAGTTTCTAGTATGAATGGATATGGGGAAACTATTAACTGCTATGATGCTAACTTTAGAAATGGCACAGCGAAAGTAGTTATATCTGGTGGTTCTTTCTATAATTTTAATCCTACAGATGCTGCTGAACCTATTGATTGTAATAATAGTTATTTATCTAAAAACACTAAGATGGTTTATGATGAAGAATCAAAGTCTTATGTGATAACTAAACGCGAATTTAAGATTGTTGCAACTACTGGCGATAAGATTAAATCTCTGGGCATTAAAGATGGACAGCTTATATTCATTCAAGACGAAGGAAGAGTTGCTTTTGATTTTAATGGTACTAGAGTTTTTTATGACAATAGTGGCGAATTAAAGGATATTTATTCTAAGATTGCTACTCTTGAAGAAGAAAAAGTTAATGCAACTACAGTACAGAATATGATTGAAGAATATTCTGAATCTGCAATGGCTATTGTTGAATTTTAGAGCCCTAATGATGGAGGTATAAATTATGGCGGATACAAGTACAAAACAAGTATTGTCTGTAATCGCAACCACCTCCGAAAGAGTTAAAGATTTGGTAATTAAAAATGGGCAGCTTATTTTCTGTCAAGACAGTGGAAGAATTGCTCTTGACTTTAAAAATAAGAGAAAGTTTTACAACCAAATCGAGGAACTGGACACAGAATCAACTCGTAAAGAGCTTGAATCTCCAATTAACGGAGTTTACTATTTCGTTATTGAGTCTGCTGTTTTATGGACTTATCGTAATAATGAATGGATTCAGATTACAGCAAGACCACAAGAAGTAGTATTTATTGGTACAGAATTTCCAGAATTAGGAGTAGAACAGACAATATATACTAATATTGAAGACGGCAATGAGCATATTGCTGTTTGGATTGATGAATTAGGCGATTATAAAATAGTTGCCGACAGAACTTATTCTATGACATCAGAAGATGTTATAGCATTATTTAATTAAATTAATATTATTTTTTTATTCAAAAGGAGAATACGAACATGGCTGAAATTAAAAAATATTTAGACACTACTGCACTTGGTACTCTTGTTGACCAGATTAAAGCGGAAGACGCAAAAACTTTAGAAGCTGCAAAAGCTTATTGTGATGGAAAAGATTCTCAGTTCGAAGTAGCTGGTGCTGCTGCTACTGCTGAATCAAATGCAAAAGCTCATGCTGAAACAAAAGTTAATGAATTAGCTAATGGTGCTGTAAAAACAAATACTGAAGCAATCGCTGAAATTAAAGGTGATTATCTTAAAGCTGCTGACAAGGAAGCTCTTCAGGGAAATATTGATGGCGTAGACGCTAAAGCTGATGCAAACGCTGAAGCTATCGCAGCTATTAACAATGCTGAAACTGGTATCTTAAAACAGGCTAAAGATTATGCTGATGCTGAAGATGCTAAAGTTGAACAGATGGTTGCTGACCTTGAAGCATACGTTGGTGAAATTCCAGAAGGTGCTACAGCTACAGATATCGTAGGATATGTTCAGGAAAAGACAGCTGGAATCGCTACAGACGCTGCTCTTGGTGAACTTCAGGCTGCTGTAGATGCTCTTTCTGCGGATGTTGATGTTATCGAAGCTGACTACCTTAAAGCTGCTGATAAGACAGAAGTAGTTGGTAAAATCGAAGCTGAACAGGCTAGAGCTGAAGGAATCGAAGCTGGATTAGCTTCTAGAATTAAAGCTGTTGAAGATGATTATCTTAAAGCTGAAGACAAAGAAGAACTTGTAGAAGCAATCGCTACAGCTAAAACAGAAGCTATTGCAACTGTTTTAGGTGAAGGTGTAGACGCAGACTTCGATACACTTAAAGAAGTGGCTGATTGGATTCTTTCTGATACAACAGGAGCTGCTGCTCTTCAGACAGACGTTGCTACACTTAAAGAAGAAATGGATGCTGTAGAAGAAGCTGTAGAAAAAGCTCAGGGAGAAGTAGACGCTCTTGAGGGAGTTGTTGCTACAAAAGCTGACGCTCAGGCTCTTACAGATGCAGTTGCTGATTTAGAAGAAGCTGACGCTGGTCAGGTAGAAAGAATCGAAGCTCTTGAAGCTAAATTTGGTGGAGCTGAAGGTTCTGTGGAAGACCAGATTGCTGACGCTAAACAGGAAGCAATCGAAACTGCTGCTGAAGATGCTACATCAAAAGCTGATGCTGCTAAAGAAGCTGCTATTGCAAAAGCTAATGAGCTTAATACAGCAATGAACACTCGTGTAGAAGCTCTTGAAGCTATCGACCATGAACATGCTAACAAAGCAGAACTTGACCTTATCGTTTCTGGAGATAAAGCTAAGTGGGATGCTGCTGAAGCTAAAGCTCACGTTCATGCAAATGAAGCAGAACTTGCTAAGATTGCTGATGGCGATGTAGCTAAATGGAATGCTGCTGAACAGAATGCTAAAGATTATGCTGATGGTCTTGATGAAGCAATGGCTGGTAAAGTTGATGGTGTTGATGCAAGAGTTAAAACACTTGAAGAAACAATCGTTGACAAAGCAGAACAGGACGACCTTGATGCTGCTGTAGAAAGAATTGCTGCAAATGAAACTGCTATTGCTGCAAATAAATCAGCGATTGAAAGTTTTGTAGCTATCACATCTGATGAAGTAAACGCACTTTTTGCGTAATTAGTATATCATAGTATAACTAATAAATTTATAAACATGGGGATTCTTTAATTGGAATCCCCTATTTTTTAACGATGAGGTATATATTTTATGAATACAAATATTACAGATTTAGATTCTGATTTGGATTTATTTGAGTTTTTAAAGAGTGCCCTCGGTTGTACGTATATATCTGATTTAAGAATTAAGCCTTATAATATTATGGCTAAATTTCTTTTAAGTAAAATAGATTTAAAAAAATATTCTAAAAAGCAAGTAGAAGATGCTTTTGATTATATAAATAAAATATACTAATAATTAATAAATATGTGAATATTATAAATTCTCTTAAAGAAAGGAGAAAATTTAAATATGGCAACAAAAACATATATGTCTTTAGAAAGACTACAAGAATATGATGCTTTATTAAAAACTGAAATTGTGAAAGGCGATGAGTCTTCTCTTGAATCTGCTAAGGCATATACAGATGAAGCGATTGTCGATAAAGCAAATTCATCTGATGTAGAAATGCAGATTGACACATTGAGTTCACAGGTTGCTTTTATCGGAGATTCAAATGATGATATCGTTGTTGAAACAGAATTTGAATCATCTAATCTTGCTGGTACAATTCATCGTTTTACTGTAGAAGTAAACTGTGCCCCTATGTATATTCCAGAAGATAATTTGGGAGCAGAATTTGCTGACGGAACTGAAATGTATACAGACTATGGCGTTTTAATTCTCCCTAAATCTTATACCGACAAAGGTAAGAAAACTCGTTTGGTAATTAGTGCTCATGGTGGTGGTGGCACTGTTTCAGCAGATAGTTCTCAAGCAGAATATCAATCGATTTCGCAGTATCTTGTTGCTAATGGATATGCTGTAATGGACGTTAATGGTCTTCCAGAACAATATGCCATTGATAAAGGCAATTTGAGACTTCAGGATTCTGTTGGCTCATATATTGCTATTCAGAGTCATATTAAAGCATATAATTATTGCATGGATAATTTTAACTTTTATCCAGAAGTATTTTTAGTTGGAATTTCTGAAGGTGGTATTACAACTACTAATATAGTTTTACATAGTCACATTCCTGTTTTAGCTCAAGCTGGATGGAGTCCTGTATTAGATACTTATAATCAAATTTGGTTAGACCCTTGGCCTTGGTGCTCTGTAAATGGGCCTGGTGCGGTGTTAGCTACTGTTTATGGATTTGACCCTATTCCAGACGCGACTTCCACAAAAGACAGGCTTAAATGGACTTATGACGAAAAGAAAATTATGGGCTATAATCCTATGAAGAGCGGTGTAATTACTGGCTCAGATGGTTTAGAATATAGATATTACCGCTGTCCTGTTAAATTCTGGCATTGTATGGATGACGAAACTGTTAGATATGAACCAACTGAAGCATTTATTAAAAGCATTCAAAATGCTGGCGGCACAGCTTATTTAAAATTATATGAAACTGGCGGACATGAAACTGCTTATGTTGGCGACCCAGTTCCAAACCCAACTGGTAATACAATTAACTTAAATGGTGAGGAGATTGAAATTAAACCAGTGTGTGAAGAAACTTATTTATTCTTCAAACGATTTGAATAAAAGGAGGAATTTAAATGGCGGAAAATATTAAAGTTCGTTGGCTTGTTGACCACGAACAAACAAAAATTGCTCCCAAAACTTTGTCTACTCAGATTTTAAATGAAGACGGCACTAAATTTAAAGATACTATTGAAGATTCCGTTTCTGAAATTGATACAAAAATTGATTTACACAGCTCCAATAGTGAAATTCATATAACTCCAGAAGAAAAGGCAAGCTATGTAACTGAAGAGTATGTTAAAAATTTATATACAACATTAAACTCAAATACAGTATTAGCATTTTATTGTGTTGAGGATGTAACAATCGTTACTAACGATATTCCTAAGACATATCCTGCAAACTCAAACGTTGAAGTTAGGCTTGTAGAGGGAGATACATTTGAGATTATTCCAACATCGGATAATTCTATTTTATCATTAAGCGCGTTCCCTAGTGCTTTAGGAACATTTTACCCTTGGCTCGAAGGTGTTGCTCAGTTTTCAAACATCTTATTTGATATGAATGATGAAGCCATGTATTCAAAATGGAGTCAAGGTAATCAAGGGGTATATCACGTTCAAAGCGCACAGTATTCAAATTGTATTTTTTGGAGTGATAATCCTTATATTAGCGATGTTTCCAGAAGAACAAATTACACATTAACGCACACATCAGAATTGCCATTGTGTTATTCAACTATTCCAGACAATACATTTAAAAGCTTCTATTTGGCTGGTGGCGTAGTTACTGACCCAAACTGGGCAAACCAAGCGTATAAAGATAGTTTTGCGAAAGCGAATTGGGCAACACAAGTATTCAGTTACTATGGCGCAAGAACAATTGGCTTGCCTAAGATGTTTGATATTATGCTGCCTAAAGACTGTAGAGGCTTAATGTTTGATGCAAGAAACATCGAAAACGCAGGAACTTTTAATGCTGTTAACACAACTAACTTTGGTGCAAAATCTGGAAGTTGGAGAGAAGCTTTTGGGGATTGTGTTTCTTTAAGAAGATTATATATTAAAAATCTTAAAGTCAGTTTGAATATATCATGGTCTCCAGTAGATTATGATTCTATTTCTTACATTATTTCATCAGCTGCAAATACAAATGCAATAACAATATCCGTTTCTCCATATACATATAACTTATTAAGTCAATCTGATTTTGATTTAGCTACAAGTAAAAATATTACTATTGCATTGATAACTAGTAATTATGTAGAAGACAGACGTTTAAGTGCTATTGCTAATAAGGCTGATGCAAATCATACACATGACGATTTATATTATACACAGATAGAAGTGGATACTGCTTTAAATGCAAAGGCTGATGCAAATCATAATCATGATGATGTTTATGATGCAAAGGGTTCTGCTTCTGATGCTCTTGATTCCGCAAAAGCTTATGCGGATTCTGTTGCTGATACTGCTGCAAACAAAGTTAAAAATGACTTACTTAATGGAGCTGGCGGAGCATATGATACGTTAAAAGAATTGGGTGATTTAATTGACGTAAACGTTGATGCAATTGACGCTCTTGAAATTGTAGCAGCTGGAAAAGCCGATAAAGAACATAATCATGATGGTGTTTATGATGCAAGCGGCTCTGCAAATGAAGCTCTTGAATCCGCAAAATCATATACAGACGAAAAAATTGCGGCTATCCCAAAAGTAGATGCTTATACAAAAGCTGAAGTTGATGGTTATCTTGCAAATAAAGCAGATAAAGAGCATACACATGATTTATATGAAACAAAAGAAGATGCTCAGTCAAAATACGATACTCTTAATACTAATAAGGCAGATTCTGGTCATGGTCATGACGTGGCTACAACATCTGCAAATGGTTTTATGAGTGCTAATATGGTTACAAAACTTGAAAGTATTGAAATGGGGGCAAATAAGATAGTTGTTGACTCTACATTGTCTACAACTTCATCTAATCCTGTTGAAAATAGTGTTGTTGCTACAGCAATTAATAGTGCTTCTTCTGCGATTGGAGCTAATACAAGCTCTATTGGTGAACATACAACAGCTATTTCAAATCTTCAGACTGCTATTTCTGAAATTCAGGAAATTACAAGCGCAGAAATTCAGACTTTATTTGCGTAATACGCAAAATATTAAAATGTGTAGATATTAGCCATGCTAAAAAGCATGGCTTTTATTTATATATGTTTTAATAGAAAATATTGTGCATGATACGTAGATGCATAACGTCAATATTAAAGCATATAAAACTATAATTTTATGAATGAAAAGAGAAACAAATTAATTATAAATTTTGAAAGGAGATTTCAAAATATGGGTAAAAAAATTTTTACAGATGAAAGTTTGGCTACGTTTGTAGACGAAACAAAATCATATGTAAATTCTGCTACGAATAAACTTAAAGACGATTTATTAAATGGAGCTGGAGAAGCATATGATACATTGAAGGAACTTGGTGATTTAATTAGCGAAAATACAGATGCAATTGATGCCCTTGAAATCGTTGCAACTGGCAAAGCAGATAAAGACCATGTTCATGATATTTATGAGACTAAAGAAAATGCTAAGATTAAATATGATGAGCTTAAAGCTATTCAACCAGATTGGAATCAGAATGACGAAACAGCTTCCGATTATATTAAGAATAGAACACATTATGAAGAGGCTGATGTAAAAACTGTCGTTCTTGAAGAAACAATAGTTTATTGGGATGACTTAAACTGGGGTTACCATATTGAAAAAGCGTTTACCCTTGAAGCAGATAAATTATATGAAGTAACTCTTAATGGTGAAATTTATGAATGTACATCAAGAGCAGATGGAGCACTTGGCGTTATTTTAGGTAATGGTTCTATGCCATTTAGGATAATGTGGAAAGCCTACGACCCTCATGTGACTGAAGTAACACATCTTCCAGAGAATAGTGGCGATTACACTTTTAAAATTTCTCGTATTGATAAAAAAGGCGGATTAAAGCTTATTGATGAAAAATTCATTCCAGATACTATTGCAAGAGTAGATTCAATTCCTCAGTCTGATTGGAATCAGAATGATGAGACATCTGTTGATTATATTAAGAATAAGCCATTCTGGAGCAAAATGGTTCAAAATACAATAGTTTTATGCGATGTACAGAATGTAGATTGTGAAACCGCTAATGATTTTAGCGTTGTATTCTCGGATGCAAATGTTTCTCCTATTGTTGGTGCTACTTATAATGTATCATTAAAAACATATCTTGATAATATAGATTGGGGAACACATTCGTGTGTATCATGGTTTCCAGAAAATGAACAAAACGGATATCTTGCGTATATTGGTAATGGTAGTTTGTTTGGATATGACGGATATGGAGAAAGCGTTCCATTTCTTATAATTGTTTACTATAATGAAAGCAAAGGTAAGTATTACTGGAAAATAAGACTTGAAGTCGATGAGTCTATTGTTGCAAGACTTCCAATGAATGTAAAGATTGAAGAAGATTCGTCAATTGAACAAATTAAAAAACTTGACGAAAAATATATTCCAGATGCTATCGCAAGAATCGATTCAATTCCACAGTCTGATTGGAATCAGAATGATGAAACAGCTGTTGATTATATTAAGAATAGAACGCATTATGAATCTACAAGTATTGTAAGAGGAGAAGAACTGTTTTCAGATAATAATATTAGTTTGTTATCTGATGGAGAGTATAACACATTAGATACTTATATAACAAATGATGTTGAACAATATGTGGAAGTTGTATGGGATGATGTTCCATATATGTGCGAAATAAAACAAAATGATGCTAAAAACGTATGCTTCGGTGATTCTAATTTAACAGAATATCCATTTTATTATACTGAAGATGGAGCGTTTGATACAAAATTATATGCACGTACTGGAGACCATACAATTATAGTATATAACTGTACAGTATCTGAGGTAATTAAGAAAATTGATAAGAAATTCTTACCAGACAGTGTTGGTGAAAATGTAGAGGGTCAGTCTTATGAGAATGTTGTAGTGGGATACGACCCAGACCCTTCAGTAGGCTTAGTTTATGCTGATAATATTGTTGCTGGAGAAGGTGCTGAAATTTTTAATGATTATTCTAATAATAGGGCTGTTGGTAAATTCTCTCACGCAGAGGGCGAAAACACACAAGCTAATGGGATGTCATCTCATGCAGAAGGTGGCAACACTATTACTGCTGGCGGATATACACATGCAGAAGGCTGGAGTACTAAGGCGACCATGATGGCAGCTCATGCTGAAGGTCAGTTTTCTGTATCAACTGCTCAAGCTTCACATGCGGAAGGTTATAGAACACTCGCATGGGGTATAGCTTCTCATGCAGAGGGATATGATGCAACAGCTGGCGGCCACTCTTCTCATGCAGAGGGCAATAATACAAAAGCTAACGGAAAATACTCCCATGCAGAAGGGGTTGGCACAACAGCTTCGGAACAAGCTTCTCATGCAGAGGGAAGTGAAACAACAGCTTCTGGAGAGGGTTCTCATGCCGAGGGAATATTAACTACTGCCTCTGGAGATGGTTCTCATGCAGAGGGCTTAGGTTCTATGGCATCAGGAAGCAACTCTCATGCGGAGGGAAGTACTACATATGCAACAGGCGCAGCGTCTCATGCTGAAGGGAATAGCACATCTGCTTCAGGAATGTATTCTCATGCAGAAGGGCATGGTGCAAATGCAGTTGGAGCTGAGTCACACGCAGAGGGAAGCGATACTGTTGCAAATGGAAATGTGTCTCATGCTGAAGGTATGAACACAGAAGCTAACGGAAATATATCTCACGCTGAGGGATTCTACACTATTGCTTCTGGAGAAAATCAGCATGTTCAGGGAAAATTTAATATACCTGATGTAGACGAAGATGGTAATGCATTAAATAGATATGCTCATATTGTTGGTAATGGTGGAGATATTGACGAAGAATTAGGAGAATATAAACGTTCTAATGCTCACACTCTCGACTGGGATGGTAACGCTTGGTATCAAGGTGATGTTTATGTAGGTGGAACTTCTCAGGATGATGGAGTTAAATTAATTAAATCAACAGATATCTTGGAAGAAAAAGTTGGCAGTGATACATTAACATGGGACGGAGATACAACTGGTAAAGAACCAATGATTAGTAGTACTTTATATCTTATAACAGATAAAGTTCCAACTATTGATGATTTATCAAATGGCTTTGTTGAAACTTTAAGCGATGGAAGAACTTATGATACCATTTTATCACAATCAGACGAATGTATTACATTATATTCTGTAATCATAGCAATGAAAGACAATGCTTTAATTCCAAACAGCGCATCCGTATGTCCTAAAAAGGGTGTTTATTTTGGAAATGCTGGAGTGCACACGGCATCTCTTAAAATTAATGGATTTGCTTGGTCTACTGATGTTAAGATTAAGGCTTCATACATTCCAGATGATTTAGAACTTATCACAGTAGATGACATTGATGCTATTTGTGGTGGCTCTATCGAATTTGCAAATATGAATGAGGGGGCGTTTTAATGAGTGATTTAGTAATTATTGAACGTCAGGACGTTGTTTCTATTGCAGACGCTGTTCGTAGTAAAACTGGTGAAACCAAAGACCTTACTATTGGTGAAATGATTGATGGTATTAAGTCTTCTAGCGGAGCTTCTGTTAATTTGGATGAAGAAGTTGCAACTCAGAACAATCTTATTGCACAGATTCAAACAGCTTTGGAAAACAAGGTTGTAGGTTCTAGTGGAACATCTGTTGACACTTGTACTGTAAATTTTTGGAACGATATAATATATGGTCAAACACGATTAAAATTCATAGTTTCAACTCTAAATGGAGGTAAAGTATGCGTGTCTAATACTGGGGAAATTGATGGCTTGAATAGTACTTCTTTAGAAAATGTAATTTGTGGAAGTTTAGCTATGGTTATTCCTATAAATAGTACTTTTGGTGCAAGTGAACATACGGTATATATTGGTTCAAATACTGAAACTCCTATCGCAACAACATACCACTATTTTACTATACCAAACGAACCAAATACAGAAATCAATATTTCAGTTGGAATGTAATAAGGAGGGATAATTTATGGATTATAAAGTAGAATTACAAAATAATAATATTGACCTTGGTTCAATTCTTGAAGCCATAAACACACTTCCTGAGGGTTCTGGTTCTGGAAATAATTCATTTGTTTACGGCACAGTAACAACTTTATCAGATGATACTGCTGTTGTAGTTCCAGATGTTATTGGAAAAGATAATGTATTGCTAATATATTCAGATTTGTCAGACATTTCATCTAATAGAGCTTGTGTTTGTAATGTTTGTATATATGATAATATTTGCGGCAATAGTATTGCATATCAAGGTGAAATCTTTACAACTTATGATGAGGGTTTCATAGAATATAATAAAAACACTGGAAGCATTGGATTAACATCTACATATAATGAAACATTTGCGGCTGGCAAATATGTATATGCAGCATGGTAAAACAATAATAAACTGATAATAAAATAACACTTTTATAGGCTACTGGTTTAATAAATTAGTAGCCCTTTATTGTAAATCCTTATAAATATAAAAGGAGGAATAAAAAATGGCAAATCAATCAATTTATAAAGCATTTGAAAGAATGTGGATGCATATTAATGCGAAAATTGGAAATAAGGCTGATGCAGAATCGGTTGCTTATATAGATACATATGATGGCTCTACTGATGTAGAGGCAGAGATGACTGTTTTAGAATTAAAGGAATATGTAGATAGTTCTATGCCTACATTTACATTAGATGGAACTACTTTGACAATAACAACAAAATAAGGAGGCGTTTTTATGAGTTTAATTGTAAATGGTACTCAAGTAGACAATATTATTTATAATGGCGTTTCCTTAGACAAGGTTATATATAACGGAGTTGTTGTTTGGGAAAGTTTTTATTTAGAAGATTTTGAAATAAGCTCAAATGGTAATGGCACATATACAATTACCGATTGGAAAGGAACACTGAATGGCGAACCAAGTACCAAGCTTATTATTCCTGACGATAGCAGATTAGTATTATAGGGAGGGGTGATATATATGATTAATTTTAGAAATTATCCTAATATTACAAATGTTATTATTCCAAATTCTATAAGTTTGTCAAGTGGTGATTTTAGTAACGCATTTAACAATATGACGAATTTAATTAGTGTTAATTTTAATCATCCTGATATAACTGATATGAGTTCTACATATTATAATTGCACTAATCTTACTGGTTCTCCAGTTTGTAGCAATGGTGTGACAAATATGAGTTATGCATATTGTCGATGCGTTAATCTTACTGGTAATCCTGTATGCGGAAATAATGTAACAAATTTGGCTTATACATATCGTGACTGTTATGGTCTTACTGGCGCTCCTGTATGCGGAAATAATGTAACAAATTTGGCTTCTGCATATTATAATTGTTCTAAGCTTACTGGAGCTCCTTTATGTGGAAATAATGTAATAAATATGGCTAATACGTATTATAATTGTTATGGTCTTACTGGGACTCCTGTATGCGGAAATAAAGTAACAAATATGTCTAGTACGTATGAAGATTGTAGTAAAATAACTGGCATGCCAGTATGTGGAAATAATGTGCAAATAATGTTCAAAACATATTATGGCTGTGTAAGTCTTACTGGAAGTCCTGTATGTGGGAACAAGGTAACAAATATGTATAGCACATATGAAGGTTGTCGTAAGCTTACTGGTAATCCTGTATGTGGAAATAGTGTGGTTAATATGATGTATGCGTATAAGGATTGCGAAAATATTACTGGAATTCCAGTATGTGGAAATAATGTAACAAATATGTATGGGGCGTATATAAACTGTCATAATCTTACTGGTTCTCCAGTATGTGGGGATAAGATAACTAGTCTATCTTATACATATCATGGCTGCTATGGTCTTACTGGTAAGCCTGTATGCGGAAATAATGTAACGAATATGGCTTCTGCATATCGTAATTGCGATGGTCTTACTGGCTCTCCAGTATGCGGAGAAAAAGTGACTGACCTAGCTTATGCATATTGTAATTGTTATGGTCTTACTGGTAAGCCTGTATGCGGCAACAATGTAAAAAGTTTAGCTTATGCATATTATGACTGCGATGGTCTTACTGGCGCTCCTGTATGCGGAAATAATGTAACAAATTTGGCTTATGCGTATTATAATTGTTCTAATTTAGTTGGTACAATGTATTGTTACAACAACAATATTACAAATGTAAAAAATTGCTTTTGGAATAAAAATAATAGTAAAAGAATTATCATATATGCATATTATAATACAAAGACATGGAATGCTTTAACAACACAAAATGCTAATTCGTTATTTGGAGTTAGTGTTTCATTTGCGAGTAATTCTGTGTGTCATTATATTGCGAAACGTAATATCTATATACGTAGGTTATAATGCTGTTATAAAAACAATATGAATTCAATTTTATAAAAGGAGAAAATGATATGAAAAGATATAATAAAAAGATTGATGTAATTATTCCAGCTTACAATGTGTCAGACAACATTCTTTTTAGATGCTTATCATCTATTGCTTGTCAAGATATTGTTGAAGATATTGAGGTTACGATTGTAGACGATGCGTCTACCAAACAAAATTATCATAAGGTTGCAAAAAATTTTGAATCTATTATGAAAGTTAATATTTTGCGTTATGAAACAAATGGTGGTGCTGGTGTTGCTCGTCAATATGGACTTGACAACACATCGAATGGATATGTAACATTTATTGATGCTGATGATACTTTTAATGGAGCTTTCGCATTGAAAGCTCTTAAAAAAGGCATTGAAATGAACAACGGCTTATATCATATGTGTGTAGGCGTGTTTGATGAAATTCATGAAACAGATGTAAATCCAATGGATGCGCCTATTTTAATGCCACATGAATATGATATGGTATGGATGTTTGGTAAGCTTTATAGACGAAGTTTAATAGATAAATACAACATTCATTTTCATGAAACTTCTCGTGCAAATGAAGATAATGGTTTTAACACAATGATTCGTCTTTGTTTATCAGAACAAGAACAAATTAATTTCATACCAGCCCATGTTTATTATTGGCATGAAAACTTAAATAGTATTACAAGAGCTAATGATTGTCAGTATAGTTATGGGAGTTCTGAACGTGATAGTTTTTATGGATATGTTGAAAATATGATATTTGCAATTAAAGAAGCTAGAAAACGTGCTCCATATAATGGAATGATTACAATGTTTGCCGTAGATTGCATGATTAATATTTATCAGTATTACATTGAATGCTATGCTCGTGCAAACGAACATGCAGAAACAAACTTTAAATGGTGTCAAAGATATTATGATGAAATATATAAATATTTAGAAAATGATATTTCTGAAGAAATTTTTGCACAGCAATATAATAATGTTATAAGAAATGCTTATATGGGTGACAAGATGAACGGAATCATCCCTTGTATGAGCATTTTTGAATTTTTAGAAAAACTTAAAAATAGTACTGAGATTGAAACTCAGGATAAATAAAGGAGGAATTTGAAAATGTCAACAGCAAATACAGGTTGGTTAAAAGATAACAATGGAGAAAAATTCGCTCCTAAAACTTTAAGTTCTCAGGTTATAACTGAGAGCGGAGAAACTTTAAATAGTGTACTTGATAATTTAGATGATGTAAATAAAATGGGCGACTTCATTGTTGAAGAAGCAACTAGTGGCGAATGGACTTTTAGAAGATGGAATAACGGATATTTAGAATGTTGGTGTAGCGAACAAGTTACTATAGCAGCTAATCCAACGGCATGGGGAAACTCTTATATAATTAAAGGTTCGGCAATTGACTATCCTTTTGAATTTGCCAGAAGACCAGCTCAATCAATTAGCCTTTACACTGCTGATGGTAGTTACTGGGTAATACCTAATTATAATACAACAACATCTACTGGTACATATTATTGTGCAAGACCTACGACAATGTCAACCGCAGTAACTGGGGTTGTATCGTTTATAGTAAAAGGGTCATTAGTTTAGAATTATAATGGGGGTTTAAAATGATTTCAATAGAATTATTAAATAAATATAATATGGTTAGTTTGGACGAGTACAAAGAAATGTTCGGGGACACTATGGATACAGAAATAACATTCTACACCACCTTCTTAATTCAAACAGACCACATACCAAATAAAATAATTGAAGCTCAGATTATGGGAAAAGAAATTGGTGATTATACCGAAATCTTGAATTGCAGAGAATATTGCAGAGAAAAAATTAATGAATTAAAATAATAATTTTAAGTGGCAGTGTTGAAAAATACACTGCCATTTTTTAGATAATGATTAATCATGAATGAAAGGATGGTGGTATTATGGCAAGCGTAAGTTTATCTTCTAACTCTTATGATGGTCGTTATTATAAATTTACAGTAACTCAATCTGGGACATCTACTACCGTATCATGGAAGTTTGAAGTTTTAGGTGGAAGCGATAATTATTATACTGCGAGTCCAATTAATTGTACTATTAATGGACATAGCGTTTATTCTAAAGATACTATAACAGATTATACAACTCATGCGTTTCCAGCGGCAAAAGGTTCTAAAGAAGGAACTTATAATATTGGTAGCTATGGCTCTTTTAAAGTTGTATTGTCTGGAAGACCGTATTATCATACAGCAACTACGGAAGAAAAAACTCTTACACTTGAAAAACCGACATACACCATTTCATATAATGCAAACGGTAGCAATGTTTCTGGTGTACCATCAAATCAAACGAAAACATATGGAACAGCATTAAAATTAGACACTAAAATTCCAACAAGAACTGGCTACACTTTTAGCAAATGGAATACAAAAGAAGACGGTAGTGGTACTAGTTATAATGCTGGCGCTAATTATACAGCTAATAGCGCTGTTGCGTTATATGCTATTTGGACAGAAAATATATTTACTGTAAATTACTATAGTAACTATGCTACTTATGGTGCTTATCAGGGAAGTGCATTAAATGTAACTTCGAATACAAATATTAAGGTTGCGGAAAATCAATTTTTATACGATGATTCATATACAAACGGATTATCTAATGTTCAGAATACATCGTACTTGTATCTATCAAGAATTGGTTATACTCCTACTGGATATTGGGGCACTTCTACAAGCGGTGGAACTTTAGTAAACGAAGCTACATCATATACTGGCGAGTCACTTGCTAAAGCGTTTGGAAAAACCATTGCAAATGGTAATGATTCTATTAATGTATATCCTCAATGGAACAAAAATGTATATAAGTTTAACTATGATTCTAATGGTGGTAGCGGATATATAAGCCAGCAATCTGTAGAATGGTTATCCACTTTTACTTTATCGGATAATGTCTTTAAGCGTGAGGGTTATAAGTTTGTTGGATGGCACGCTCGCAGAGATAAAGATATGACTTGGTATGTACCAAATGTTGGATGGCTGACCGATGATGAAATTATAGCAAATGGCTATACAAAAAGATTATATGAAAATCATGTAGAGCTTATATTTGGAGATTCTTGGGTTAGCGGTGATGAATATTCAATAAGTGAATATACTATGTTTGCGGTTTGGGAAATATCAGGTGTTGTTTATATAGATAACGGAACTTCATTTGAGCCATATCTTGCATACATAGATAATGGAACTGATTGGGAGTTATATCTTATGTATGTAGATGATGGTGAAAATTGGAATATTATAAGTTAAATTGGAGGTGGATATAATGAGTTATGTATTGTTAAGATGTTCGCATAGCGATAATGACCTTTTTCTTGAAAATGCACAAATTACTGTAGACTTTACATGTTTAAACGGAAGTTTAAAAATTACTAGAATAAGAGGAAAATATGATGGCAATACTGAAATTTATGATAGTGTTGCTAATAAAATTTATATTAAAATTAATGGCGAAACAAGACCATTATTATTAGATAGTAATATTAGCTTTGGTTCAAATGAATACTCTTTATTGTATAGCAAATCGGATTCAGATTGTTTTATTTGGGATGGTTTAACTGATGACATGGTTTATGCTAAGATTATAATGCCAGAATCCAGTGCGATTTTTAGCGAGTCTGAGTTTGATTTTGATATGCGTATGAATTGGACTGAACATACTATCACTTATGATGCAAATGGTGGTGAAGGTACTCCAAGTCCAACCACTGGTCTTTACAGCAAGACAACTTATTTAAGCTCACAAAAACCAACTAGAATAGGATATGGATTTTTAGGATGGGATACATCTCCAGATTCTAATATGTCATATAAATATTCAAGTGGTTCTGGCATTGTCATTACAAGTGATATAACATTGTACGCTGTTTGGAAAGAAAAAAGCGGCAAAGATAAAGTGGTTACAGTGGAATCGCTGGCTTCTTTGCATAAATATAACAAAGAAACATATATACCAACTGGTAGAAAAGATGGAAGCACTATTGGAAAAAATTCTGTGGCAATTAATACAGACTGTACTGCTTCGTCTGAAAATTCTTTTGCATCTGGAAGCGAAACAGTTGCGTCTGCATATGCATCTCATGCAGAGGGAAATAAAACAGAAGCTACACGTCAATATTCTCATGCTGAAGGATGTCTTTCGGTAGCAAGTGGAGAATCTTCTCATGCAGAGGGATATCGAACATCTGCATCGGCAGACCATGCACATGCAGAGGGCAGATTTACAATATCTTCTGGTATTGGAGCTCATGCAGAGGGTAGTAATACTAGAGCTATTGGATATGGTTCTCATGCCGAAGGATATGAAACAACAGCAGCTAGCGACTATCAGCACGTTCAAGGAAAGTACAATATTCCAGACGTAGATGAAAATGGTGCTGCTATTAATAAATATGCTCATATTGTTGGTAACGGTAAATATAATAATCCATCTAATGCACATACATTAGATTGGGACGGTAACGCTTGGTTTGCTGGCGATATGAGTTTTGATGGAAACATGATTTTGTCTTCTAATCAGTTTGGTGACGAGCTTCCTGAAGCTGGAATTGCTGGCAGAATCTTTTTCAAAAGATTAACAGACGTATAAAATGTTTGGTGGTTTGTCAGAAGCAACCGTAAATAAAAAACTGAAGAAATTTATGGAGAGGTCTTGCCTTAGTAGACGATTTTAAATAGGGATATACCTTTATGGTATATCCTTTTTTTTACGATTTTTGCATTACATCTTTTATATATTTTTTAGCAAGATACTTTGCTAACGTTTTGTAATTTACTAGTTTACTTTCTGTTAGTTTTATAACAACTTTTCTCTTATTTCTCATATAACATTTTACTCCTTTTTATAACCTTATTTGTTATATTAATCTATCAAACTATCATAGTCAATATATTTTACTTATTATTTTTATTATGTTAATATATATTTAGGAGGTGATAGCGATGTAGTAATTAAAAAGGTTATAAGAAATAAATTAAAAGGAGTGATATGATATGTCTAGTATATCAAGAACAATTGAAAGAAGTCGAACAAGAAAAACAGCAGTTGCTTATGCAAGATACTCTTCTAACAATCAACGTGAGGAAAGTATTGATGCTCAATTAAGAGCAATTCGTGAATATTGTGAAAAAGAAAATATTGAATTAATTGAAGAGTTTGTCGATGAGGCACTTACTGGCAAAAACGATGACCGTGAAGATTTTCAAAATATGATTACAAAGTTATTAAAGGGTCATATACAAGCAGATTATGTTTTGGTTCATAAGTTTAATCGTTTTGCTCGTAACAAATTTGATAGTACTTTGCATAAAAAGAAATTAAGAGACATTGGTGTTAAGGTTATTTCTGTAACACAAAAAATTGATGATACACCAGAGGGTGAGTTATTAGAGGGTTTTCTTGAAACAATAGACCAATATTATTCTGCCAACCTTGCAACTGAAGTTAGAAAAGGTCTTAGAGAGAATGCATTAAAAGGTAAACATGCTGGAGGTCAAGTTTTATTTGGATACTCTTTGGATGATGATGGGTATTATATCCCAAATGAAAATGCAAAAATTGTGAAACGTATTTTTGAAGAGTTTGCTCTTGGAATACCTAAAACAGAAATTTGTGAAAGATTGAACGCTGAGGGATATAGAAATCAAAGAGGTAAAAAATTCAATACTCGCACACTCTACGACCTTTTAAGAAATGAGAAATATATTGGCAACTATGTTTATACAATAGACAAAAAAGAAACTATCAGATTAGATGGTATTATCAAAGGTCATCCAATAAACAAAGAACTATGGAATACCGTTCAAAGATTATGCGATGAATCTTCTGAAACGCATGGCAGACAAAGAAGTCAAAAAAGATATTATTATCTAACTGGTAAAACTTTCTGCTCTTGTTGTGGAGAACATATCTGTGGTAATGGCTCTAAACGTTCTGGTGGTAAAAATGGTAAATTAAATTATTACTACAAATGCGTTGGAAAAACAAATCATAAAAATGGATGCAAAAATCCAAGCCTGAATAAAGATTGGTTTGAACCAAAGGTGTTAAAAGCTGTTCTTGATACGGTTACAAACAAAGAGCAAGTTAAAGAGATTGCTCAAATGGCTTATAAAGAAATACTTGAAATGAGAGATGAGCCAGTTGTAAGTACTGCTCAACTGAAAAAAGAATTGGCTCAAATATTTAAGAAGCAAGAAAGGCTAACAGACTTATATATGGATGGTGATATGAGCAAAGAAATGTTAGATAATAAAAACGGTGAATTAACAAGACGCAGATTCCAAATTGAAGAAGAATTAGAAAAAAGAAAAAATATTTTAGACGCAGACGATATCCAAGTTGAAGATATTGAAAATTACATTATTCAATTTATTGAAGATGTAAAAGAAGATTGCGAATCTATAGACGATGAGTTTATGAGAATCATGTTGAATGTATTTGTTAAGAGAGTTGATGTTAGTATTGAGGAGGTGGTAGTCCATATCCATACGCCATTTGGTCGTATGGATAGAGGTGATAGCGTTTGTTTTGGTGGGGTAATCCAAAGACTAACACCCATTAATCTAGTACAAATCTTTCCTCGTAAAACCAATGTTCATGGTAAAAATATTTAACTAGGATTATATCATAATAAAATAAACCTTGCAGAACTATTTTTATCTGCAAGGTTTATTATTACTTAATTAAAGAATCTTCAATTACTCTCTTTGCTTCGTCTAAGATGTTTTTGTAATGACCACGAGATGAGACCCACTCATCATTTACATATAAATCATATACATTATCACCTCTTAGTTTAATTGTAATATCAAATCTTTTAATTGTTTTGTTATTCATTTTATATACCTTCCGTTTATATATTGCTTTTAATTCTTTCTTTTAATTCTGTAGAGCTTAAAGAATGTTGTCTATGTAAATAGTGTGGAGTTTTGTTTAATTTTGTTTCAACTTCTTTGCCATCCCAATCTTTATCCCTATAATCATCACCGAGAAATCTAATAGAATAATTAAGGCTGGATGCTAATAGCTCCAAATCTTTTTTGCCCTGATATGGTATAATTTCATCAATAAATTTTACAGCTCTTAATTGCATGAATCTTTCATAAATAGATTGAATTGGCTGTTTATTATCTGGAAAACAGTTTAGCCCTACTATTAAATAATCACAATTTTCTTTTGCTTCTTCAATTGCAATTACATGTCCAGCATGAAGGAAGTCTCCAACAACTGGGTAGAATCCTATTTTCATATCACACCTCATAAAATTTAAGTTTTATAACTCATCAAATCTTGTTTGCAACCTTTTAATTTCATTGTCACACCAGTTAATAATTGTATTTTTTAAATCTCCATTTTTATCTGCCCAAGACAAATATATATAATCTCTAGTGTTAGAGTTTTCTTTTATTATAGGAGCACTAAACATACACCTTCTTAACTCTCTAATGTATTCAATTGTTCTTGAAATTTCTTGCCCTTCTTTAAGTGTTTGTTCTGTCATTGCTTACCTCTTAAAATCTTAGTTTTAATCGTTATAAATTTCATCTTCCCAGAACTCATCATCATCATCGTCATCTTCTGGGCTTAAATAATATTTATTCATTTATATTACTCCTTATCATTAAAAAATTGATATTAACCATTTAATCGCATATGGTAAATTAATAATTGCACATACAGCATCCATTGTCATAAACGCAATATTTTTTGTATGATATCCATGATAGAATGCAAGAGCTCCACATATTACACTCATAACAAAATTAAAAAACATAGTATCCATATTTACACCTCCTATAACTTTAATAGTTGAAATATTTTTTTCTATCAATTTTAACTTTGATTTCTGACGACATTCCTTGAATTGATTTTTCGTACCCATCATTGTATATTACAAAGTCAACCTCGTCTTCGATTCCATCAAACTGACCAACATCAGACAAGCTTCTTCTGTACGCTTCTTCAATATTATCGCCACGTTGAAGAATTTTAATTAGTCTATCTCTACGAGGGACATTGATATAAAATGAGATTATATTAATGCCATTAATTTTACTTACTTGTCTTAATCCATGTGGTGTAAGCACTGCAATTTTATCATCTGTACAATCTTCTTTTGCAGTTCCATAATGCCATCCGTTATATACAGCAGTCTCTGCAAAAAATCCCTCATTTTTTAATTGTAAAAATGTTTTATCATCGGTGAAGTGATAGTCAACACCATCTACTTCACCGTCTCTAGGCTGTCTAGTTGTATATGAAACAACTTTTTTATAGCCATCATTTTCTACTAAATATTTTTCAATACTAGATTTACCACTAGCTGATTCTCCTACCAATACAATCATAATCTACTCCTTTACATATCTCTAACTTTTGCTTTAAGTTGTTCAAGAAAAATATATTCATCTGTATCATATCTATCTTTTGCTATCATATGTTTTACTTGTTCGTTAATTATAAGGTCGAGTAAAGTAGTTTTTTCTTCTTTCGTCAACTTCTGGCACATTTTAAATACCACCCTTATCTAAAATGTCAAATATTGTAATCATATCTTTTCTTGAAATGCTTACTTCTTTAATCTGTTCTTTTATTTTATTCATGTTAACTTCTATTGGATAGTCATCTAAAAAGTCAATTAATACTTGAAATGCTTGTCTTCCTAATCCTTTACAATGAATGAGATTAGTTAAAAGCTCTCTTTTACTAATTAAATCGTCCATATTCTACTCCTTCCAAATATTTGTGTCGCTACAAATTTGTTCCTTAATAAACTCCGTATATTCTTTTAATTCTTTTTTGAATGCTTCTTTTTTGTTATATTCGCATGTGAACATTTCAGGACACAACCCATTTCTATATACACATTCTCTAACACACAAACTATGTAATTCTGGTTCTAATTCTTTAAATGCATTTACAATTTTATCCCATACATATCTTGTTTCATAGCTTGCACAATTACAGTATCTTTTTCTAGAAATATTTATAAAAGCCTGAAAATTAAAAATATATTCGGCACTTTGCAATGTATTTCTATTCGGAACTTCATCATAATTATTTCTATCACTTCTTAATGTTGATACAAATGGGGTTGCACCAAGGCTATGTCTAACTAAATGCCCATGAACAAATTGTGGCGCGTCATAAACTTTTACAATAATATGCGGAATTCTGATTGGAGAATGTTCAGCCATTAGCAATCTTTTTTTCCAATCAGAGTCTGGGTATTTGCCACTGTCCCTTCCAATTGTGGTCATTGTAGCATTTTTAACTTCTTGCCACATATCTTCGTGCCATCTCACTTCTACTCTTACTTTTGATAAATCTGCTTTTTTATTACTCATTTTATCTACCTTCCTTTTAATATATAACCTTAACAGTATAAAAGCTATAACCAACTGTTAAGATTTAACATCTTTTACAAGTATGATTATAGCTTATTATCTTAACTTTGTCAAGTACTTTTTTAAAAAATTTTATTTTAATGTTTTATAATATTTATCGAAATCAAATTCAAGATATTTCTTAGAACTTAATAAATCACAAGAATGCACAAACCATTCTAAGTTCTTAGATGGTTTTGGCAATACAACTCCTTTTGCATATGGAGCGGTGTTATATTTCCCCATATGAGATTTGATACACATAACAGTTAAAGGAACAGCCTTTCTCATATAATCCATATCATTGTCCGACAGTTTATTGTTCTTAAAATATTCTGTTACTGTTGATACAAATAAATTGCCAGCAACTAAAGGATGGTCAAAACGTGTGCTATGTTTTGGTGTGTCATCTGGTTTGCAACAATCATGTAAAATTAAAGATGCGTAAACAATATCTTCATAAATATCACTATAATCATCTCTATTTAATAATCCTTTTAATACATCTGATTCAATCATTGACCAAGCAATTCCGACTGTTGCTTTTACGTGTCTTACAAGCCCTCCATCTCCTAAAGAATATGACGGATGATATCTTCCAGATGATGACGCTGGAATTGTCTGAATGCACTCTGGGCTTGCATTTAATGTGTTTGCTACAACATTTCTCATATGTTCGTTTTTAATAAGATTTAATTCTTTTTCAAATAATTCTGATGTCTTCATTTCTCACCTCTAATGTTATAGGGCATGTATTTTACACGCCCTATAATTTTATTGCTTATATTAATTTACTTTGTATACGTCTGCATGTCTTGAGCCAAACTGCAATGCTTCGCTATGACTGTTAAAATAAATGTCTACATGACCATACGGAGTTCCTCTGTCCTCAACTGTATACACATGTCCATTAATTAAAAGTTTTGTGCCAAAGGCAACACCGCCCATAGCAACTGTTCTTCCAGCTGATGGCATAGTGCCACTTGCTGTTGCGCCACCAGCCCATTTTCCACAACATTTAGAGCAGTTGCAATATGCTGTTAATCTAAAGTTGCCTAAGTATTCGCTTGCTTTTTCTTCTGCTGCTTTAATTTTTTCATTTTTTGTTTCTTCGTCCATTAAGTATTCGTTCCAAAGATAGAAGTGACTATATCTTCCATTTTCATTTAATACTGAAATTTTTGTCCAACCATTATAATCAGACATTGCTGTTACTTCTGTATATGGCTTTAACACTTTTGTAACGTTTGAAGTGATATTTGGAAATGGTCTCATATTTAAATATGTTGTAGTATATAAAGTTTTGTATTCATCATATTCATTACTGAAAAGCATATCTAAATATTCGTCTGTAATATCTAATGGAATAGCCATTTTCCAATTCTTTACTTCTGTTGCTTCAATAATTTTTTCTACTTCTGGTTTTTTAGTTTCATTTGTTTTTGTTTCGCTTGTTTTTGTGCTACTCTGTGTTTCTGCTTTCGTTGAACAGCAAGGAATTACCATCAACGAAAGAGCCATAAACAAAATCAATAAACCTTTTTTCATTTTATATTCTCCTTATTCTCCCCAGCACTCGGCACGATGTTCGCAATCGTCACAGTCTAAATCTGTGTCAAGACATTCATCAATTTCATCGCACTCATCACATTCATCACAATATTCACAACAATCATAACATCCGTTACAGTCGCATTCTTCTTCATATAATTCACTCTGAAGTTTATATCCTTCAAGCTCCCAAATTTTATCAATAATTTTATCCACGCAGATTTCAAATCCCATTTCTTCATCATAATTATCTGGGCTTACGCATGCAGATGATTCTACAATAACAAATCCGTTTGGAAGTTCGCATGTTACAATAGTACACTTATCATAAATTGTCTGAATTTCAATATTTGATTTTGCAACAATACGTTTAATCATTTCTTCTGTTACTGTTGGAGCTGCTTTTGGTTCTACATATTTTTCAAAATATTCATTATATTCATCTGTGCTCATTACTCCTTTGTGCATCATGTGTTCACCAAATGCAAATGAAATAATACCACCATCAACACCAATTACTTCTGCGATGTCTCCTTTTTTTAAGAAGCTTGTTACATCTTTTGTTACGATTAATTTGTCTCCTTTAGCTAACATAATTTAGCCCTCACTTTCTTTTCTTTCATTTTTAATTTTATTTGACCACCAAACATTCCATTTTTCTACAATCTCTTTCTGTTCTTTTGTAAGAGGATGATTGTATCTCTGTAATGCTTGGACAATCTTATCGTTTCTAACCTCAATTGTTACGAGGCTTTCGCTTGGTGCGTCTTTATATCTTAAGAATAAAATATGACACTGACCATCAATAACTCTTTGGATATATGATGCTACACAGTTGTTCTGAGCAACGGCTTCATCTTTGATATCCTGAGTACAATTTGGATAAAAGAATCTATACTCTCCAAACGTTTTCTCCATATCTTTATTAATTCTATCTTTGAATTTTTCTTCTTTAAACTGCTGTTTTAATCTATCATAGTTTCTACAAGCAATCTGATGTGTTGTAAGAAAATGTCTAGGGTATTTATCAAATTTATCACTAATTTGTTTCATCATAGATGCATAATCATAAATTTCACCCAATGCGCTACTTGGAATAATGGCTTCAAATGTCATCAAATAATCAAGATAATTCATTAATCCTTTTACTGTATATCCATATTCTGAAATAAGCTTATTAAATGTTGAAACACTAACCCAGTTATAATCCCATGTTCTTTCTCCGTAATATTTTTTTACAGATTTTGTATTATGTAATATGCTATTAATTTCATCATCTGTTAATGACATATATTCAAGCTTATACGCAAGTTGATATCCGTCTGGATTTTCTTTATAATTTTTTAAAAAGCTATCTGATAATTTAATACTATGTGTTTTACATAATTTAATTAATGCTTTTGGAATGTCATTGATTGTATATGAGAAATTACGAGTATTAATAATATCTTCAATTCCAGCAGAAAAAATCTGTTCGTATTTTGCATAACGTGGAATCTTATCTAAAATTGTTCCAACGTTATTAATGTCATGAAATCTGCTTGAATATGTTCTTTTAACAAATGAAAGAAACTTTGCATACTTCTCATCTTCACAACAATTAATAACATCATCCATTGTCAACCCTCTTAACTGAGAGCACAAATTAGTTACTGGTTTACCTTTTTTTCCAATACATTCTTTTGTAGCGAAATTATATTTTACTGTCTTGCCATCTTCAAAATCAAAAATTAAAAACTGTCTTTCTTTATAAACTTTCATACTTCTTTTTCATTCATTATTTAAAACCTTGTTAATAAGTTACAATTGCAAGATAAGGATTTGAACCTTAGTTTAATCTTAGCTTTGCTATAAGATTCGTGTTATCCATTTACACTATCTTGCATTAATATGTTATTCGCTATTTACCAGCCTTGCAGATGCTTATAGTCATGTACAACTAAACTAAACTGTATATCAAGGATTTTGTAAATCTTTATAACTTTACTATTTATTCTTTTAACTTTGACTCATGAAATAAACTTTGAATTTTTAACTTTATTATTTGAGTTTTACAACTTTAAACTTTACAGTCCCACTATGTAAATATTTATCAATATTTGGCTATAAGTTTAACACACTTACCCATTTTGATAAACAATCAAATAAAAAGATTTCCAATCTTTTCCTCTGTTGTTTTTCTAAATCTCAGCTTTTAAGAAGAAGAGGTGTTTCTTTATTGTTTTACATAAGTCTAAGCACCCCTAAAAGACTTATGAGTTGTAGTCTAAAGTTTTCAATAAACAGCGAATAACCAATTTATATTAACTACATAAGTAGCTTTCTACTATTTAGTAGTTAACTTCAATTTCTGTAATTGCATTAGATACTGAAAGCGCAGCGTCTACTTCTGCCTTGAATGTGTTAATATGTTCTTCTAATGCGTTAATCTTATCCAGAATCTTGATAGGGTCTACAAGTTCGTATGTATTTGCTTTAATGAACTGCATTCTAGCCTTTTCATATTCTTCTGTATTCACCTTGCCCTCTTTAGAACCAAATGCACCAATTACATACTGTTCTGCTCTTTTTTCAAGTTCAGAGCCGTTTTCTCTAAGGATTTCAGCCTGAGCTCTGTTATACTGTTTCTGTAATTCAAGGAGCATGTGTTCATCAAAAGTAACACCATGATTTTTCATTTCAATAGCTTCTGCCACTGTGTATTCAATACCATTAATTTTTACTTTTGTTACTGCGTTTGACAATACAACAGCTTTTTTAATAGCGTTTCTTCTCTTAATCAAATCAGATGCCTTGTCGTAGTTTCCCTGCATAACAGTTTTATATTCTTCAACTGACACGCCTTTGATTTTATCGTTTGAATGTTTATTTGCTACACAAAATGAACCATTCATAATAGAAGAAAGAATTCTATTATCTAAAAGCTTTAATTCTGCTAATGCTTTATGAATTGTCATCTTTTCATTTGTTGCCATGATTTTCACCATTTTAACCTTTCTTTTAAACTTTGAATCTTTTAAACTTTATTACACCAACGTTTTATAGGCTAGACATTGGTAAACAAGAACGGTGGGAGTCGAACCCACGTCTACGACTTAAAGTCATTGCTCTACCTACTGAGCTACATTCCCGATTGTGTAGGGACTTCCTACACAGCACCTAAAAAGGAAAGGAGGATTATTTAAAAAAGATTTTCTACAACGACTGCCCCTACTGGATTCGAACCAGTGTAATGCAGGAGTCAAAGTCCTGTGCCTTACCGCTTGGCGAAGGAGCAATAAGTACACCCTCCCAGATTCGAACTGGGCTTATACCTTGCTAGGGCTTACGACTTATAAGGTCGTGGCTCTCACCTAATGAGCTAAGGGTGCTGAAAGGAGTGCCGCCTTTAACGGCTTATTCATTTTAGAATAAGGTTGAGTTCCACTGCTTTATGACAAAAAACAAAGAATCCAGAGATTCGAAATTGGCTATTTATCATTGATTGCAGATTTTGCTCTCTGCTTTTCTCCCTCAATTTCATTACTGAGTTTTCTCATAATTGAAGTCCATCTTGCATAAGCTGTATGCTTTCCTCTTTTACTGTTTACATTTGAATTCTGATTAAGATTCATATTGTTCTCCTTATAACCTTATTTTTTATTTGCTTCATTTGATATATTTAGTATATCATATTTAAAGCAGTTTGTCAAGTAGTTTTTTGAACTTTTTATTTTTTTATTTCTATTTGTTCGCTTCACTTGATATATTAACTATATCATATTTACCATTATTTGTCAAGTAGTTTTTTAGACTTTTTACATTTCTTCAATGTTTTTATATTCTGACAGATTGTGGAAGTAATTAACCTTATCATCTAATTCGTATACTACTTTTCTTAATTCGGCTTCTTTTTTCTTGCTATCAGTTCTTGTATACTTCTTCCACATCTTATCTCTTTCTTTGTGTAATTCAACGTATTTCTCGGTCACATCTTCTTCGCCAATGACGTTAATTACAATTGGTTCTCCACAGAATGGACAATGAGTTAACTTATAATAAGTTTCTTCTTCATATTCATCTCCCCAGTCATAAAATGATTCTGTGAATCTTATAGAAATTGATGGAGTAATTGTATCTTCGCATTCATCTGTGTATTCGCAAACCAAATTAATTATAGGATTGTTTTTTAGTTTTTCACAACACCATTCAAATGGCTTATATTTATAACCATCATAACAATCAAATGTCTGTCTGATTAATTCTATATTCATATACTTCCCTTTCGTTTATGTATGCATTATAGCATATAACATTATTGATTGTAAGTACTTTTTTGGGAAAAATTATAAATTATCCTTAAGATAATTTAAATATTCATCCCAGAAGCCTTTTACATAAATGTACTCTTTGCTTTGTCTAGCCAGCTTCATTTTCTTCATATCATCTTTTATATTAAAGGATTCAGATTGCTTCTTGCCTCTCTTGCAAAGACTTTTTGACATGATATCGTCTAAGAAATCATTCGTAACTCTTGAGATGGAAAGTAGCTCGCCTTTAGGCACATCCTTGGTAATTTCTTTATATAGTGCGATTTTCTCGGCTGGTATTTCCACATTTGACTTTGGAAGATTACGGCTTGAAAATGGTGAGATACTAGCTCCACTTGTACGTGCTTTTAATAATTCTGCTACAATTTCAATGTCAGCAGCTTTAAATTTGAATTCTACTTCTTCGTCATTTTCAATATGGTCAACATATTCAATACCACTTTCTTTAACTGCTTTAATAATATTATGACCACGTCCAATTGATGGTATATATGCAACCAACCACACTGGTCTCTTATTATCAATATGACCATATGTGTAAATTCTATTTCCATTTTGACACGAAATATAAACATCTATATCTTCAATGTTCCCATCTGCGTCCCTAGGAAAATCATTTGTGTCTTGGTCTAATTCACATAGTAGTCTATATTGTCCTTTGTATCTCATCAAATAATTTGCCATAACTAATACTCCTTACCTTTAAACAACTCTCTGGCTAAAACAGTTCCACATTCAATAGTTTCAATATCAAAATCTACTGGCATAATTGCACATTCATGCATTACAACAATTGGAACTTTCATTGTTTCAGCCACTCGACCCTCTTTACCTAATTCACTCATAGAATAATTAATAAACATTTCCATGAAATTTTGTGCTTCTTGTTGAGATTCAAACAAGATAATTCTGCCTTTATTATGAAAATAAAGACCGCTCTTATGCATGATTATAAACATATTTCATTCACCACCTAATAAAATTGGGATTTTAAGTGCTATTTTGCACTATATATAGTGCATTAGAAAATGCTAACACACTATATATAGTAGTTAAAAAATTACATGTCTGCCAATCTGTCATTCATAGAATCAATTTTTAATTTGTCTGAATGAGTCATGCCATGTTTACAATTGAAATCAGTCTTGCCAGCACATAACGGACAAGAGCAATGAACTTTGTTCTTAGAGTATTGATGCAGATTATCATATAATGACGCTCCATGATTATGCTCTGCGATATTCTTTTTTCTGATTGCCTTGTTATAATCGTTTTTTCTTCTCTCTGCTCTTGTTTTCATAATTGTACCTCTTATAATTTTATTTATTTGTACTACCGAATCCACCAACTCTTACATTGTCTGTATTACCATTATCAGCAACTAAGAAGTTAAAGAATGCTCCCTGAGCAACTCTATCTCCTTTATTAATTGTTAATACATCATTACTAATGTTTTTTAAGAAGATGCCAATGTTGCCATCATTTCCATCATTAGAGTAATAATCCGAATCAATCCATCCAGAAGTGTTGGCTAACATCCACTTACCACCCATAGAACTTCTAACATTCAGAATTAAACATTCATCTTCTTTCATATAGGCTTTTACATCAGTCCATACTTTTACAATACCGTTTGGTGCTGCTACGTATGTATCATTAGCATAGAAATCATATGCCATTGCAGTACTAGAACCCCTAGTTGGTAATGTTACATCGTCAGTAGTTTTTCTTTTGCTATCAATTACAACTTCAAATCCTCTTGTTTTCATTTTTATCACCCTCTAATATTCTTCATAGTAAGATTCATTGCTTACTACTTTTGTTTTCTTCTTTTCTGCTTCTTGGACTACTTTTAATGCGACCTTTCTATCTTCGAAAACTGTTTTGCCAAAAGCATTATAGTTTAATAAATAAGCATGCTTGTCATGCTTGTCTATACCAACAAAATAATCGTCTGCTACAGTTCTAACCTTTAATTCGCATAAATCATAGACTCCTACGCTTGGCATTATTTTGGCGTAATATACAATATCTTTCTTTTTTAATTTTACTACGTTGTCTTTACCCATACGCCATTTTCCTTTTTCCAGATATTCTGATTGCCACTACCACGAAATTTTAATGTAACATCTCTTAATTTATCTATATATCTGCCGTCAACAAAAACATCTATATTTTCTTCTAATATAAACTTTCTATAATCGTCTGCTTGAGTCCAATTAAGAAATGTGTCAAAATCTTGATTCATTATTTCATCATATGTATATCCACTATATAACCATATCTTTTTATCTGGGAACAGATGTTTAATTCTTTTTGTTAACAAATATACTTTTCTAACATTTAAATTAGCTAATGGCTCTCCGCCAAGAATACTAATTCTCTTAATATATGGTTTACTAATTAACTCTAAAAATTTTTCTTCAATTTCTTCTGTCCATTCTTTGCCGCCATTAAAATCCCAAGCCTCTTCATTAAAACAGCCTTTACAATGAAATTTACATCCTTGTGTGAAGAGGGAACATCCTATTCCCTCTCCATTACATACTTCAAATGGCAAAATCTGTGCGTATCTCACTATAGAGTTCCTCCGTCATGTTTTACACGTAAGCCAACTTCTTCTTGTTTTCCCTCATTGAATGCACTAGTATAATCACCAGTTAAATATCCAGTAACACGTCTAAGTCTCTGAATTTCATCTCCACCACACATAGGACACATATGAGAGATTTCATCTGTATAACCACACTGCATGCAAGTATCATTAGGTACGTTTACTGCAAAGTATGGAATATCTTTGTCCATAGCATAGTTCACGATATCTTCTAATGCTTCTAAGTTGTTTTTAACAGTTGAATCCAGTTCAATATATGTAATACATCCAGCACTACTGTAGCCAGTTAACTGAGACTCAATATCAATTTTTTCAAATGGATTCATCTTTTCCCAAACTGGAACATGCATTGAGTTAGTAAAGAATTTCTTATCTGAAACTTTAGGAATTACACCGTATTTTTCTTTGAATTTACTCATAGCTGTAAAGCAAAGATTTTCTGCTGGTGTATAATAAACACCAAAGTTTAATTTGTACTCTTCTTTAAATTCTGCACATCTATCTTTAAATAACTGTTCAATGCGTTTAGCAAGCTCCATACCTTTTTCTGTTGTATGATTGCATCCAATAAGAATTTCAAGCGTTTCTGCAAGCCCAAGCTGTCCGATTACAATTGTTCCATGTTTAAGAGCTGAACGAATTCCCTCTTCTGGAATATATCCCTCCATTACTCCATTTTCATACATGAATTTAGCCGAGTCTGGAGACTGTGAACAAATCCATTCAAAACGTTCAAGAAGCATGTCTTTTGCCTCGTGAATTTTCTTATCTAATAATTCCATAAATACTTCAACAATATTGTCGTCATATTCACTCATAAAAGATTCTTTTGCCTGCATTGCTAAAGTAGGCATAATAATTGTTACTGGACAAATATTGCCACGTCCATCTTTCTGCTGTTTTAATCCATTAATATCCCATCCATTTGCAGTACGACATCCCATTGTGCTGAAATACGTCTGAGGGTCATTAATATCATATCCAGCATTTCCAGACCAATCTACATTTGCATAGTTAGGATACAATCTCTGTGCAGTAGATTTTAATGCTAACTGGAACAAATCATAGTTAGGGTCTTCTGGTTTTCTATTAACACCTTTCATACACTGGAAGATTCCACAAGGGAAAATGGATGTTTTATGAAGACTTCCAATACCATCGATAGATACCTCAAGTAATGCTTTTGTCACCATACGACCCTCTGGTTCTGTACAAGTACCATAGTTAATAGATGTAAATGGTAACTGATTACCAGAGCGAGACTGTAATGTGTTTAAATTGTGGTACATGGCTTCAACAGACTGACGTACTTCTTTTTCTACCATATCCATTGCATATTTATATGCTTCTTTGTTCTGCTCTGAATTTGCTTCAAGGTCATTAAATGACAATTCTTTTGGAACAATCTTTGCGTACTCTTCATCTTTTAAAATGTATTTAACTCCATTTTTAAAATGCTTTGCAAAGCTCTTTCTAACGTATGGAATCATAGTCCAATCTAAGTGAGTTGCAGAAACACCACCGAACTGCTGCAAGCTCTGTAACTGGAAAATTACAGCAACTAACTGAAATGCTGTGCTTACAGATTGAGCTGGTCTAACATCTGTCTGTCTTGTATTAAATCCATTTGCAAGCAATTTATCAAATGGGATACTCATACAATTGTGCATTCCAACAGCGTATGAGTTAAGGTCGTGAATATAAACTTCATTATTTAAATGATTGTTTTTGGCCATCTCAGACATACAATAATCTAATGCATACTGTTTCATTACTGCATCATTTGCTTCTCCCATACGACCACCAAACGACTTCTCATCAACATTAGCGTTCTGATTCTGTACGTTTTTAGCCATAAGTTTTTCTGATACAGATTTGATTAATTTACTATTTCTTTCACGAGCCTTAGTTCTTTCATTGCGATATAAAATATACTGTTTTGCAACATCTTTACGATTGCTTGCCATTAATTTTGTTTCTACAATGTCTTGAATTTCTTCAACAGACATTTTCTTTTTGCCAGTTTCTGTAATCTGATTTGTAATTCTATCAATAATTACTTTTGATTCATCTGTGATATCACCATCGATATCTTTAAAAGCCTTTCCAATTGCTATACAAATCTTATTGGGGTTATAGACATCTTCTCTTCCATCGCGTTTAACAACAATGTTAACCATAACCACATTCCTCCTTATAACTTTATTTTTTATTTATTTCAACATTTCTGCAAGCTCAACTTCAGAAATGATTGTAATTCCAAGCTCTGTCGCTTTCTTATATTTTGAAGAGTTAGATGCTTCATTGCAAACAAGATAATTTGTTTTCTTTGTTACACCGCTAACTACTTTACCACCTAAAGATTCAATTTTTTCTTTAGCTTCATCTCTATTTGAGAAATAAATTAAAGAACCAGTAATGCAAAATGTTTTACCATTTAAGCTATTTGAATTAGAAGTTGTTTTTGGTTTTTCAAATGTTAAATATTCTGCAAGTTCTGAAACCATTTTAAAATTATCCAAATAATAATTAATCATTGATGTATTTGTATTTGAACCAAAGTCATCTAACTGAGTCCAATCAAATCCATATGCAGAATCCCAAGCATCGTCAAATTTCTTATAATCATAATCAAAATATTTTGCGATTGTTTTACTTGCACTTCTACCAATAAGAGGGATGCTTAATGAATAAATAAATCTATCTAATGTTGTATGTTTACTTTCTTCAATCGCATCTAATAATTTATCAACCGATTTGTCACCAAAACCATCATATTCTTTCCAAGGTTCTCTATAATAATCAAGTTTATAAATATCTTTAAATGAATTTACCCATCCTCTTTCAATAAGAAACTCTAATGTTGCTTCGCTCATTCCATCGATATTCATTGCGTTCTTAGAAACGAAGTGCGTTAATTTGCCCAATAACTTTCCTTTACAATGTGGATTTGTGCAAACAAGAATTTCTGTATTGTTATCTTTCTTAACTTCTGTTTTCGCTTTGCAAATAGGACATTCTGTTGGTAAATCAATTGTTGTAATTCCACCAATATTATCTCTAATTTCTGCACTTACATTTCTTTTTACCTGAGGAATAATCATGTTGGCTTTATATACTTTAATCTTATCACCTTTCATAAGTGCTAAATCCGTTAAGATTGAAACGTTATGTACGGAGGCACGACTTACCATAGTACCATCAATTTCTACTTCTTTAAAAACGGCAGTTGGAGTTAATACACCAGTTTTGCCCATAGTCCATTCAATATCCAATAATTCTGTTTCATACACTGCATCTTTTCTTTTATATGCAATACCATTTTTGAAATGATGGCTTGTAGCACCTAAAGATTTACCATATTCAATATCATCAAATTTGAACACAATACCGTCACAAGGGAATCCGTCTTCAGCGGCAAAATCAAATACATAATCTAAATTACTCTCAAGATTCTTTGGGTCTAAAGTACTTGCAAGCCAGTTTGGAACTACATCAAATCCAAGTTCTTTTGCTTCTTTTAAATTATTTCTAAGACTGTCACTGCATCCACCTTTAATGATATCCCAAGCAAAAAATTTTAATTTTCTTTTCGCTACTAAAGATGTGTCGAGCACAGACAAAGTACCACTTGCTAAGTTTCTACTATTCTTATACTCTCCATTTTTATTTACTTCTGCAAAATCTTCATCAGTAATAATAGCTTCACCATCAACAATATACGTTCCAGTCTTATCAATTTTTAATGGTACATTTAAGAACTGTTTAACATGTTCTGTTACATCAGAACCTACATGACCATCTCCCCTTGTTTCCCCTCTTACAAGCACACCATCTTCATATAATAATGATATAGTTAGCCCATCCAGCTTAATACTTGTAACAAGATATTTATTATTTGCAAATTTAACAATTTCATCAATTGTATGGCACTTATCTAAACTAAGCATTGGATGATTATGCTCGACTTCTTTAAGTTCTGTTAACACCTTATATCCAACATTCTGCGTTGGAGAATTAGAAAACACAAAGCCAGTTTCTTCTTCGAACTGTCTAAGGTCTTCTAATCTCATATCAAACTGTTCGTCTGTCATAATCGGTGTTTTACCATTATAATAAGCATCGCTTGCTTCATTAAGTACGGAAACCATTCCACGCATTAAACTTAATTCACTATGATTCACTATTTCACCTCCATTAAAACATGATTAGATTTTCTCTAATTAAAAAACTGTCGCAAGTTGAAAAATCTGTATGAACCTGCTGACTACAATGGTCAATGCCTTTTTCTCTACAGAAATCGCCAATCTGATTGTAATGTTCACAAGTTTTGCATTTTAAACTACACTTGTTTTTGTTTGTTTTCTTATCGCTCATTTTATCACTCCTTTATAACGTTAACAGTTACGAGCTGTTATGTGAGTATTATATACTATTTGTAATTATTTGTCAATAGGTTTTTTAGGATTTTTTCAAAAGTTCCTGCATAAATGTATGTCTAGTTAAGTTTGCTTTCTTTTTAACAGCTTGATTAACACTCTGTAAAGTTCCTAAATGATACATTCTTTCTTTCATACGTGTAAGACCTACATATAATAAGTTACTATTTAACATAAAAATGTGACTTTGTGGCGTACATAAGATTACCTTTTTAAAACCGCCACCCTGAGATTTATGAATTGATATTGCATATCCCAACTTAACATTATTCATATCAGTTCTATAATACTTAACGTGGATTCCACCGAAATCAATGATTACATATGAATTATAAATTTCTTTAATAATACCAGTTTCACCATTGGCAACAAAAGCCGTAATTTCTTCGTCATGTTCAAACACTGTACGTTCACCATCATCATCTGGTAGGTGTCTTGTGTCAACAGTTGCATCATAATTGTTTACTGTCTGAAGTATTAGGTCGCCTTTGTAATATACTGTGTCTCCAACTTTCATATTTACTTCGCTACCATAATTAGGATTTGCAACTCTTTGAATCATATTGTTAAGTGCAATTGCTCCACAATCACCAACATTTTTCGCTGTTAAAACTTGAATATCTTCAATGCTGCTACCATTATCTAATAATTTTTTATATAACCCTACTACGCTTCTAGGAATTGATTCTGATGCCAAATCAATAAATGTGTAGTCTTGATTACCTCCGAATGTAGTTGCTTTAGCTTTCATTTCGCTTGATAAATATGGTATACAACATCTTGTATCTGTTGCAACTTTCATTAATCCACCACTTGAATATCTGAAAATCTTATTAAGTGTTACAGTTGGGATGATATTTGCTTCCATAAAATCATGAAGTAAGTTTCCACATGATACACTAGGTAACTGAGCATTATCACCAATTAAAAGAAGTTTTGTATGTTTAAAATCAATGGCATCAAGTAATCTTTTAAACAACCAGATATCAACCATTGAAAACTCATCGACTATAACAATATCAGATTCTAATTTATGCCAAGAATTATATGTCCAATCATATGGTGGCATATATCCAAGACCTCTGTGAATAGTAGATGCTGGCTCATTTGTATTTTCATGTAATACCTTTGCGGCTCTACCAGTAGGACTAAATAATCTAAATGTTTTATCATTTTCTTTTAGCATTTTAATTAATCCTTGTGTAGAAGCAGTTTTGCCACTACCAGCAAAACCGTTTAAGATTGCAATATTATTTTTACACACAACATCAAGAATTTTAATCTGTTCATCAGATAATGTAAAGCCACCAACTTCTCTGTATCTTTCAATATTGAAATCCCAAATATTATTAGTATTACTTAAATTATTAAGAATTGTATCGGCAATATACTTTTCTGTATTGTATGTTTCAACTAAAGAAGCGCTCATATTATCTTTGTTATAATAAATGTTTTCATCTTTAATAACATCTACGAAATGATTTGCACAACTTGGTACAGTTTTTAAACACTGCTGTCTTAAGTCTGCCAAATTCATTTTGGTGTGTCCCTCATTTTCATTCTCTTCTAAAATATACATAATACAAGCTAAACATCTATCTGGTGATGTTTTTACATCATATCCGAAATCAATAATGTCTTCTTTTTGAAGCTGTAAAATAATACTATCTGCCGTTTTAAATCCAACACGACTAATTCTTGTAAGTGTTGTATATGGATTTGTTTTTAATTTCTCTTTTAATTTGTCAATTGAAGAATACGCTTCATAAATTCTTCTAATCATATTCATTGATAAAATGTTTTTAAATTCAATAACTAGCTCCATTAAACAGTAGTTAGTTATAATTTTTTCTTTAATAATATCGAATGTTTTCTGACCAATACCTTTTAATTTTGATAAATCAATATCATCCAAGTTATCATCTTTTACCATTTGAATGATATTAGGATAATTTTCTACCAATGTTTTTGCCTGATTTTCTGTTAAAATCTCAGATAAGAAAACATATGTTCCCTCAACTGTGGTTGGCAAATCACGTCTTATATTTAACACTTTATAACTTGTGCCATATTTACTTTCTTGTTCCACAGTTGTAAACTCATATTCAACACCAAGAGTTAAATCTGACAACTCTCCTAAGATGGAGACGTTGCCATATTTATTTTGTTTTAACTCTGGGTATTTGTTTTTATCTGTTGCAACCGCATAGATTTTAAAATCTGGCGAGTTGTATACGCATCTTTCGATTACTCCTTTAAATTTATATTTTACATCTACCATTTTTTCATAACCTCATATTCTGTAACTATCGGCTCAAGTTCATCTGTTTCTACCCACTCACCACCAATATTTTTCTTTTTATGGGCATAAGTGAATCCTCTAATATCTAAAACAGCAAAATCACCAAAAGGTTCTTCTTTGTATAACTTTGACTGTTTAATTCTTGTTTTAATCTCTTCCCCAGTGCTAACATTTCTTAGTGTGAAATGTGGTTTTGTTGGGTCTGAGAATGTTTTAAAATTAAGTACAACATAATAATGGTCTGCAAGGATTGGGTTCGCATATGTTGTATATTCCAAATACTCCATTTCAAGTTTAATTTGGTCAATCATGTCAATTGATTCATTTGGTAATACACTACATAATTCATTAATTAAACCTTGATTATCAAGTTCTCTATATTGTGCCTTTGTTTCTTTTTTCGCATATTTTCTAATCAAATAATCTGTAACACCAAGCTCTTCCATTTTCTTTTTAGCAATAATTTTTGAATTTGCAAACTTGTCGTATACTTCAATAACATTCAGCAGGTATTTATTATTACCGAATTCACTAAAGAAATTTAAGGCGGTTAAGATATGTAACTGTCTTGAGTTAAGACTTGTTTTATCTTCAATATCTCTTAATAAGTCTACAAATGTTTTATATTTATTCTTAGATAATTCTAGTAACTCGTCTGCTATCTGAGCATTACAATATTTAATAGAACTTATACCCTTATATATTGCATTATTTTCTTTGTCCATAGTATAAAAACTACCAGACTTACCAAATTTAATTGGTTTTAATTCAATGTTATGTTTCTTAGCATATTGTAGGATTTCTAAACATTTATCTGAATCCTCTTCATAAATATTTAATGCTGTTGTTACTGTTTCTAACTTATAATAACATCTTAACCATCCAACAACATATCCAAGAAAGCTATATGGTGTAGCATGATTTAAAGAGAATAGATATGAGCTCGCATCAATGATTACTTGAATAAAACTTTCAATTAATTTATTAGACTCATCTTCCTCTACATTGTACTTCTCTTTCATCGTTTTAATGAAGCCTTCTTTGATTTTTGGTATAAATTTATCAGTACCAGTTTTCTTAGCGAAACCTCTTCGTACAATGTCTGCCTCTCCCATCGTATAACCGCAGAAGCTATGTAGGAACTCAATAATTTGCTCTTGATAAACTAGGTATCCTAATGTTGGTGCAAGGAATTTATTTAAAGCATCGTGCCCATTATCGTGATATTTACCAGTGGATAGCTCATCACGATAACTTGCACCAGCAGGTCTGATAGCTCCATTTGCCATTGACATTAAGTCTATATATGAGAAGTTTTTATTCTTCTCTTTAATCTTTGCAATTGTTCCATCACTAAAAAGCTGCTTGATGTAGTCTCCAGCATATGAAGATTCAAACTGAAAAATCATAGTACAATCATCTCTAATTTCATCCCACACCTTTTTATCATCAAAAGAAATATTATCTGGCGTTAATCTTGGGATACCAGCTAAATCACAAGTTTCATTAATTAGACCAACACAGTCAAGACCAAGCACATCAAGCTTTACAAATGACAAGCCATCAATCTCTTTCATATTAATCTGAGAAATCATGTTTTCATTTGATTTTGTACTGCATAAACCGAACCATTCATCTACTGGATATGGAGATACTACAAGCCCAGCTGGGTGATTTCCAATTGAAACAATAGTTCCTTTTACAATGTCAACATATTTAAATAACTCTGGATATTTTTTAATGTAAAATTCATCAATACAATCCTTTTTATTTTCATCTAAATATACAGCATCACTAATCATCTGCGTTTCTTCAACACTCATTCCCAATGCTCTACCAACATCCTTAATAGCACCCTTTAAAGCGATAGTATTGAATGTGATAATATCACAACAGTATAACCCCTCTTTATTAAATAGATATTCTCTAACCTTATATCTATCTTTTTTAGACCAGTCAGTATCAACGTCTGCAAGAGATACACGTTCTTTATTCATAAAACGCTCAAAGTTAAGGTTATATTTAATTGAGTCAACCTCTGTAATGCCTAATAGATACGCAATCTCACTTCCACTAACAGAGCCTCTTGAATACCCACAGCTTACACCCTGCTTCTTTAATGCTGATTTGTAGTCCTCTTCAAGTAATAAAAAGTCAATCGCACCATTATGTTTATATGTTTCTAATTCATACTGAATTTTTTCTTTGTACTCGTTAAAGTTATCGTATTTGTCAACGCCTCTATTTTTAATTCCCTCTAAGATTTTTTCTCTTAAAACTTTTTCTGAATCTTTATATAACTTAGGATATTTTTTACCATAATCCAGTTTAAATTCTTCTACAGAATCTGCCATTCTATTTGTATTTTCAATCGCTTCTAAATAAACATCTTCTGGCAAAGCTCTTTGATTCTTATATGCATTTACTAATTCATCATATGTTTTAAAAGTTAAATCCCATGACTCTTCGTCTGAGAAAAATACGTTTTTCCCTTTCTGAAGAATTCCCCTACCATCTACATGAATATCGTTTAAACAATGTGTATCAGTACCAGCAATTAATGGTATTCCAGTTTTTTGATGGACTGCATAAAGAATTTTATTATATACAGCCTGAGCTTCACAATTATGATGTTGAACTTCAAGATAACATCTGTGTTTATTTTTAATTAAGAACTTTAAAAATTCTGTCTTAATATCGTTATTGCCTTTGCCCAATACACCGCCTAAACATGCAGTAGTAATAAGAATATTGTCTGATGTTGCATATAATTCATCAAAACCAATTCTTGGTGCATAATAATAATGATAGTCGTCTCTATTGAAAGATTTAGAAACCAACTTGTTTAGTTCTTTAACACCGTCATAGTTTTTGGCAATTAAAACACAATGGTAATTATCTCTATGTTTATCTTCTGAATTTGTATCTTTTGTTAAATATGCTTCTGTAGCGTGAATATATTTCATTCCTGCTGCTTCGATTGATTCTTTTTTGTGAACCCATTCAAAAATGTTACCATGTTCTGCAAATGCTAATGCAGTCATTCCTAACTCTTTTGCATATTCTACGTATTGTTTATATTTCGTAACAGAGTCAATGTTTGTTACTCCATTCGATAAATCACTATGTAAATGATAAACTGTATAATTCATTTATTTAAACCTTTCTTTATAACATTATTTATTACAATGATATAGTAACATATTTTACCATGTTTGTCAATATGTTTTTTGGATTAATTTGAAAATCTATATATAATTATTGGTGCATCGCTACCCATATATGGCAGTGCTCTAAGAGTATTAAACTCAATCCATTCTATAGCATCCTCATATCCAAAGTCATGTTCGGTCATTAGCCATTCAATCATTAAATCAAAATCATAAACCGCTCTGTCATCATGAGTAACACCAATTAGCGCTGTATCATAACTATAATCTGTAAGATATTTAATCCCATCATAATCATATTCTAATAATAATTCCTCTGCTGTTATTTTATATTCGTTCATACACACTTTTAGGGTGAGAAACTATTCCCACCCCATCTCCTCATTATATTCTTTTATTCTTTCATTCATACTGTCTATTCGTTTATTATTCTTATATAAACGAGCCCCCTTGCACCATTCACAAGTTCCGTGATTACGACAAGAACAATCTATGGCTTTAGAACCATAGTACATCTTTCTATATTCTTTGCCGTGTTCTATTGCTTTATCTAATGGCATAACTACTCCTTTTCTGATAGCTCAGTTGCAACCTTTTCAATTATCATATCTTTTAATTTTTGAGCTATTAATTTATCTGTTTCGTTTTCTAATACATTTTCACGTAACAACTGGACAATCAATAATGCTTCAACCGTGCTAATTTCTATGTTGTGTTTCATTATATAACCACCTTTAAAACTTTCATTTTATTATGCAAGCATTGAATCTTCTTTTGCACAACATCCATTTAGTAATTCATTTTTGGCTAACATCGCATCTGTCATAGCCACGACACCATCTACAAACATACCGTAATCTTTTTCAGTAACTCCCCAATCAGTAGATTCTTTAATAACTTCATACATCGCTTCTAAAATCATACTTCTACTCATTCTTATCACCTCTTAAAAACGAAATTTTATTGCCTATAATCTCCACATGTATTCTCTAATAATATCTTTTATTTCTTCATCGCTATATTCTCTGCCTAATAATTCTTCACTATCTAACTGATTAGTAAAATAATCATATATTAAAGCCATGAGGTCATTATGTTCTGCAATTTTTCTATATTTTAATTCTGGTGCTCCAACATATTCCAAACAATCATTAATAAAGAAATTATTTGATATTTTATATAACTTTTGGAATATAGAACATCCACCAATTTTATCACAACTATAACAAAGCATTTTGTTACCTCTTAAAACTCTTATTTTATTCATCGTCATCTACTAATCTTCTAGTAGACGATATTACTTGTTCTAATACTTGCTTTAATTCAATTACTTGTGTTCCACATTCTCTACATCTATGCCAATAGAATCTAACACCGTCAGTTCCTTTGGCAACTTGAAATCTATTTTTAACCTTTTTACAATGTGGACAATAAAACTTCCAATTCATATATTATCACCTCTTAAAACTCAGATTTTATTATCTAATTTCAATTTCACCATATTCTAAATCATTGTTTATAAAAATTTTATGTCCAGTATACTCGGCTATTCTACCATTTGGCTCGTGTTCGTCTTTGTATTTTGATGTTATACGCAAAAATAAGTTTAATGGAGATATGGTAAAATCAACGCTCTTTGCTGTATTTTCACTCATAAAAATATATGGATTAGATTTATTTGTAATATTTACATATTCATCAATCTTTCTATTTAATTTATCTAAATCCATTTTTATAATAGAAAAAGTATCTCTCATATTATCACCTCTTAAAACAACAATTTTATTAGTAATCAATTTCTTTTCCACAACGAGGACAATATTCAAAATCGTCCACATCAAAGTCACTCATTGCATTACTTGATACTACATAACCACAATGTTCGCATTCAAATCTTCTTCCTTTGTATTCTTCTGTATCTGTCACCATATAAATTTTACCTCTTTATTTACCTTTATACGACTCTGGAAGTGGTTGCCACGCTACAACATTATGAGCTTCATAATATCCCCACTCTGAATCAAAATCATAAAAGCCTGCTCTATTTATATCACAAAAATCATATTCATCCACTTCGTAAAGATTTGTACTGAATGACAACACTTCAAATAATTCGTGATTGCCAAAGTTGCTCTGACACAAATATTCTCCATCTTCTTTTGGCAGACCTTCGCTTGTTGGATTCCATTTATTCCAATCTTCATCCACCCAAACACCCTTTAACTCATGAATATATTCATATAAAATATCTGAAGGTAGACCTAATAATTCTAATACATCAGATTTTTTAATCCATTCTTCCATAACTTACCTCATAAAACCTTTATTTTATCACCTTAAAATTCATAAGTTACTTTAACTTTTAAAATATGAAACTCTTCAGGTTCGTCATATGTGCTTAATTCATATTCACAACTTTCTTTACTCATCAACAAATCATGTTCCATAACATCAGTTTCATTTCCACAACGATAAAACTTTAGGGGAAATTCTTTTGATGCGATGCAATATTTTTCTTCTGATATAATCATTTTAATACCTCTTAAAATCTTTGTTTTATAACTTTGTTTCATTATTAGCAGATGTAACATCCCAATACTTAGTAGTTGATAAAGAATCTGATAATTCACTAATAGTATTACTAATCGTGTTGAAATTATTTGCACAATCTTGAATTGCTTTATCATAATGTTTTAATTTTTCTACATTCCATGATACATGTCTATTAGATGACGTATATCTATTATTGTCTGCAATATCTGTTATACTCATTGCTTTAATCTTACTATGTAATCCAATGTTATATAACATCTGTTGTAACACAGATTCTGTATCGTCTACCAAAATACCATTGTCAAGACTTCTATTTCCTCTAATTTTATCTGAAAACACATCGCCAACACATAATGGCTCTGGAATATTTAAATGTAATTCTTTTGCCATATGTAATAAAACATTTTTTTGCGCTAAGCTACTACACAAAATTGGTGCATCATTAAATTCACTTGCATAAAGCAATCTTGTTGTTTTGCCTTGACCTCTACCTAAGTTAATAATCTTCATAATTTACTCCTTATTGACCTAATAACTCTTTGCTTAGTTTTACAAAATTACTTCCAGAAGAATACAATCCATCATATCTATCATTTCTTTCTGCTTTTCTTAATTCATATTCAAGAGCTTCTGAATCTTCTTTCTTGCAACTTAACATCATTTGCCAAGTTAAACCATCTACATAATCATGCTGATGTTTATTTTTAACATGATTATATGGTGGGTGTATTTTTAATGATGGAGTTACTAATTTAAAAATTTTTAATCTCATATCATATGAGACATAATCTATGTTTGCTAAATAATAATTTCTATTTCTATAATCCATATTAACCTCTTATTCTACGCTCTTAATGACACAAACATTGTGAACAATAATTGTTTCGCCATAAATTGTTTCTATCCTTATCCAATTTGAAACCTGATTTGTTCTAAATTCAAAAGATAATACATCACAAAATGTTTCTTCTTTTCCATTATATTTAATTGTTTTTAATTTCATCACTTAAAATCCTCGTTTTATAACTCTCTAACCTTAAACAAATTATATGTCATAGTTTCTTCATATGCTTTTGCCATTTTGTCAAATGCTTCTTTATCTCTAAAAATAAATTTGTTCTCAAAATATATTACGTCAGTTCCTTCTGGCATAGTCGATTCATATTCGTAACCATACATTTTTTTATAAAACCAATTTATAATTTTATATTTGCTATATTTCTTTTGCTTCTTTATTTGTTGAGCAATAATACATGGTATACCAAATAATAATTCATTCATTTTTTACCTCTTAAAACTAATCTTTTATAACCTTATTAAAATGTTCTCATTTCCATTTCTTCATCTGAAATACAATCACATTCTATCTGTGCATCAAAGTGTTCGCTTAAAAGACCAAGCCAATCATGTTCTGTAATGCTATGACCAGAAGCCCATTCAACACCATTTACTTCAAGAATCTGCCAATCTCCAGATTCACAATTTGTTACTTTTACATGTTTCATATTATTCACCTCTATTAGAAATTTCTTCAACACAAACATATGCATAATGTGTATACTCTTTATCATAAGCAACTGTAAATTCTGCATCTTCAAGTGCTTTTACAATTTTCTTTAAACTTTCTGTATCAGAAGCCTTTATCTCTGCAATCTTCATAATTTTTAACATATGCTTTACCTCTTAAAATGTTAGTTTTAACATGTGCAACGCCATTGCCAATGTCCGTCCCAGAACACTTTCTCATAGTACTTGCACCCTTTACAACCAATTGTCTTTCTTTTTGATTTACTTACTTTTCTTTTACAAAAGAAAGCCATATCTTTTACCCCATAAAATTAAACTTTTATAATACTCTTATCCATGTGTTGTTGTGAAACACATAATCTTTATCCAAACATTCTTCTATACAAATGTCTCCGTTTTTAACCTTATCTGAATCAACACAAGAAATATTTTCTGTGTGGATAATACCATCTTTATCTCTGTACCATCCACCACAATAACCATCATATTTCTTTTTTAATTCTCGATATTCTTTAACAAAAAGCTCTTTGAACCATAATTTATAAAATTCAAATGTATTTTTTGCATTAAGAAACTGCATATAATAATTTTCTCTATCTGTTTCATATGCAATCATTTCTTCTTTTGAATTAAATTCTATAAATTTCATATTACCTCTTAAAATTCAGCTTTTACGTTCCCATATTCCAATAGCAATATGATAATGCAACCACCATACATCGATAACACTACAATTAATATATCTATAAATCCAAGGTTGCCATACAATTGTTGGAACAAATGAAAATATATAATTATCATTACCAACACAAAATTTAATTGTCGGTTTAATTCTATATTCTTTTCTATTTTCTTTTAATCTAATTGAATCTTTAATTAACTTCATTTTTCTCAACCAATCTAAATGTAAATCTAGTATTTTCAGTTTTTACGATAATCATATCATTCACATATTCCACACTCTGAATCACACTTGTATGAATTCTATGTGCAAGTTCTCTAAAACAACCATCTTCAATCCAAAGAAACCAGCCGCGCTCCCCAACATTAAAATATGCTGGGTAAGCGATTCTGCCCAATACTCCTTCATAAATTGGATTATGGTCATTAAACTCTTCAATTTCTTCAATAATATATTTTTTATTATACATTATTCATCTTCCCCTACTTCAAATAACTTATTTCTATTGTTCCAAACATAATCTGCAAATACATCAAAATTCATCATTACTTGATTATATACATCAATTTTAACCGCATCTTTCTCTCTGTCTCCACCACACCAAGAAGTGATAACCACTTCCCATTCGGCTTTTGACCAGAAATAATAGAATAATTCTGACTTAAGCTGTTCTATAAAATCTTCTTTAATAAAACATTCTCTTGCAGCCTTTTTTACATTTTTGCAAAAACTATAATGGTCAAAAATATTATAAGCTTCAATTTTTTTCTTATTAATATTATGGTGATATACATTCCATTCCATATTAATTACCTCATTAAATATTATCAAGCCAGCTTAAATCAACATCTTTATTATCTATAACGTTGCTACTTGTAGGAACACTATTGCCTAAAAGCCCACCAAACATATCATTGTTGTTTTGAGATGCTTCAAGTCTATTACAATATTCATCATATGGTTTATGAAGACTTCTACTATAACCACATAAGTTTGCGAAGTAATAACTCTGTTCTTTTACAGATTCATCAGTATCCCAGAAACATCTATCACTATGAGCCTCTCTATAATCGGCTTCTCTAAGTTCAATATCTTTAATAGTTGTTGATACATGAGTAGTCCATTTCTCAATCAGCTTCTCTACTAAATCAACATAAACATAACAATCTGAAATCACGTATTTTGCTCTTACTTCTTCTGGAAGACAAGTAATATCATTTGTATCAAGTAGTTCTTTTAGATATTTATCTGGTTCATATCCAAAATGTTTCAACCAAGTTTTTGCATTACTCTGTAGACTTTCTCCAATTTTACAACGTTCTGATTCTCTTGTTTTAATAGCACCATTTTTCTGCTCATACTGAATAGTTACATATTTTAAGAAGTTCCAACAGATTTTAATCTTATCCATTGGTATACCCTGCTGATGCAATCCAATTGCATATAATACCAACTGACCACATTCATTCTCTGCTTTTGCACCCTTATAAATACTAGATGTTTTAAAGTCCACGATATTAATACAATCATCTTCGTCTCTAAAAGCACAGTCGATATATCCTTGAAATAAGTTGCCATCAATCATGATTTTTACAAACTGTTCAATAATTGGTTTCTGCTTTAATACCGTATGATTATTAAAGAAGTGAACTAAATTTTCATAATACTTATCTTTAATTTTCGTATTTTTTTCTTCATCTGTTCTATCAAATTTTAAGTCAGCGATATTAACAGCAACTGTCCAACCATCTTCAAACTGACCAATCATGTCGCTATATTCAATTTGATTTGTATAAAACTTTTCTAAGATATCATGTGCCAAACCACCAGTTGTCGTATAAATAGAGTTTGCTCTATCTTCTTTTGCTTTTTTAATATATTTTAAATAATATTCATACGGACTTGTATGAAAACAATTAATTTTAGACCATGACCAAATACGGTCAACGCCTTCTTTTTTCATAAGAGCCTGTAACTGCTCACTCGTTAATCTAGCCATTCATTTACCTCTTTTATTTATTTGTTTTATTATAACATTATTAGTTATATTTGTCAATATGTTTTTTGGAAAAAATTACATTTCCAACGCTAATACGTTATCTTTATCATAGTCACTATATATTTTATTAACGCCAAGATTATTGTAAATCTCACTGATTTCTCTGCCGTCACGCATAATAACTTTTACGAGCCATCTGCCAAAACTATCTGTATCGGCTGCCTCGTCATTTTTCTCTGATTTAATAATAACATCTTTATATAAGAAATTTTCTTCTGCATATTTTTTTACTATTAAACCAAGAATTTTTTCTTCACCAAATTTTTCTGGTGTATCAACATCTAATAATCTAACTCTTTCATGGACATGAATATTAAAACCTAAATCAATATCCATATCAAATGTATCGCCATCAACAATATTTGTTATTGTAGCTTGGTATTCGTACATAATACTTACTCCATAATTTTTTCAAATCTCATTTTCTGTTTTACATCTGGATATTTTTCATGGTCTACTTCTGACATGAACATATCCAATGGTCTACACCATACACAATCTGGATTGTCAACACTTTTATAAATAATCATTGGTTCTGCTGTTTCACTATGCACAGCAATATTCATAACAAAATAAATATTTCCTTTAAAATGTCTGTATTTATAACCAACAACATGGTCTTTCATATTGTTTACTTTTGCTTGTACATTCATTCTATTATCCATAATATCACCCCTTAAAATCACCATTTTATTGCCTTTTAAACACAATATATTGTGTCGTTATTTTTAATAATACACTATATATAGTATTAAATATCTTTATATTCACACATATCTGTAAAATCATCTGGTGAATTTTTAAATCCAACTCTTGAATAATCCAAACCACCATCTACATATACAGTTCCACATTTGCATTCTACAAAATCGTGTCTATGTTTGGACTCAATTACTTCTACACAATGATTACACTTAATTGCATTTCTAATTAATTTCTTTTCATTCATTTTTTAAAACCTCTTTTTTAAACTCTTCTCATATTTTTCATGTTGCGTTGTATCATAAACAATTCTGTTATCAAACAGATATTGGAAATCTTTATCACGCGCATCTGCTGGACTATCTTTAGCAGATAAGATATCCCATTTATCTTTAATGTAGCTTACTTTTCTGCCTCTCCAAAATTTTTCGCACATATGCCATACTTCTTCGTCTCTAATGTCTTTATCCATAGCTATCACTATTTCTACATTTAAGCCCCAAAGAATATTTATCTGTTCGTCACTCAACGTGTGACCAGATAATGCCACGCCAGTTTCATCAAACAAACTATCTCTTTTTAAAACGCTTTTTTCTGCTTCATATACAACCACATAACCAGCCTTTTTAATTGATTCGCTGTTTTCATATAATCCGTATAAATTTAATAGCTTTGGATATGTTGGTGTAATAAAATATTTTTTAATCCCAAATTCATTATAGTTTTCTACCGTAGTTCTCTGATTAAAACCAAGCAGCTCACCAGTAAGCCAATATTTCATAGGAATAATTACACGTTTATATTTATAACTATAAGCCAGAGCAAATTTCTTTCTGGTCTTTTCTGTTATACCCTCTCTTAACCAGTCAATATGCAACATTGGAATATAATCATTCATTAGTTTATCATCTAAAATATGAATATCATCAACATCTATTGTTCTTTTTTACCACAAGCACGCTTAAATACTTCAAGAGGGTCGAATTTTTTCTTGGGCTTTTCCGCTCTTTTATATTCATATTTAATCCCAAGAATATTATGTATATATTTAATTGCCTCAATAATAGACATATTTTTATTATATTGGACTAGAGTTACAATGTCAGAACCTTCGCCAAACTCTTTTTCTCTAGTCCAATTTGTTACGCTCAAATACTCGTTATTTCTTACATTAATAGCGCCTTTGTTATCGCCATTAAAATTACCACATGAATAAAATTCTTTTTTAGGATGATAAACTATACTGTGACAACCAATTTCCTCTAAGATATATTCTATTTTTTTATTTTTCCAAATATACTCTTTTAATTCACCAATTGTCATAATCTTCTACCCTACATCCTTATTTTAATAATCTTGAATTACGTTACAATAACCTAAGTCTTCGTATTTATTTATTGAAAAATCTGCCTCGCTAATAATCTGAACATCACTCATACCATGTCTGTTTTTGCTTATAAAGCCAATCATATAATGTTTATCTTTTTTCAGTCTAAACTCAACGTTACTACTACTGTTTTTGATTGGGTTATAGCAATACAGCTCATCTTTGCCACCCTCATACTCTGTTTGGAGCGGTCTTCTAAAAAATACATTAACACTAAATACGTCTAATATACCTTTAGAAACACCAATATCTGAATTTGTAAGGTATTTACTTTTATTTTTTACAAGCTGATATGTAATAACCATACAAGTATCTGTATGTTTGATACAATCATAAAAATCTACGCAATCTGTCATAAGAGATTTCCAAGACTCTTTATCACGAGAATCGTAACTTTCTTTTAATGTATCCAATACTATAACATCAACTCCCATTTTAGAATATTTTTTAATTAACTTTACAACAGTTTTTGCGGTATACTGTTCTAATGGGATAATTGTTATATTTTTTCTTTCTTTTAAGCTTTCAAACCATTCAGCTGCTTTATATAAAACCTCTTTAGTCTCCTTATCAAATCCGCCATCTCTAAGGATTCTTTTAGGTATTGGATGTTTTAAAATATTTGAACAATACCAAACAATCGCTTCTTTTTTAAACTTATTTTGGTCTTCTTCATTGATAATAAATAAAGCTCTTAGGTCTTTATCCATTATTGTTGGGAATATATAGTTAATGCTTAAAGTAGATTTACCAACACCGCTCGATGCTCCAAATCCTATAATGTTACCACCTAACATACCACCAGTTTCAGCATTTAATATTTTGCAATTTTTAAATGGGATTCCAACATTCTTACCAGCGTCTAACTCTTCGATTAAATTTTTCATGCCATCAAAACCATTATATGATTTGATGTTGTTGTCTACATTGGCAAAAATATCATTTAAATAAACTGTATATTCGTCATACAGTTCTTCTGTTGACATATCACAAATTTCACTAAGTCTCTTTTTATCACAAGGAAATCCATATTTAATTAATTTAGCAACTGTATTCCACTTTCTTAAATCTGTTACATAACTTTCAAAGTTTTCTTCTTGAATATAAGCGGTTGCATTTTCAATGGTCTGATATCCGCCATATTCATTATAATACTTGTCTGCTAACTGAGAATGCTTATCTAAATACAAGCCGATATCTACTTCAGATAACGTTACCTTTTTCTCGTTAATAATCATATCTCTTGCTATTTCAAAGTATACCTTCCAACAATTGTGGTGAAAGTCATTTATAGTTAAATTTGTTTCTCTTAACAAATCTGGATTTTTATATATCATTGAAACAATAGATGCTTCGTCACCTAATTTGTATTCAAGAATTTGTTTCGCAGCTTCCGCCTGCTGTTTTTCAAATGGAGTCGGTTTATTATTTTTTTCTGCCATTATT